CTATGCGGTCCTCTCGCTCACTTTCAAGGCGAGCGAGTATCCTGAAGCATTCGGGACGACGGCGGATACTCCCGCTCTGTCGTCCACTGGCGGAACATTCACCGCACCAGGGGACGCCGGAGCGATGGCGCTGCCGACCTGGACGATCACGATCAACGCGGGCGGCTCCGGCCCGTTGACACTAATAAATACGACCACCGGCGAAACCTGCATTGTGAAAAAGCCGGATTCATCGGACTTTAGTGGGGGAGATGTAATTGTTCTGGACCGCGACACTTTTACCGCGAAACTGAACGGCACCATCGTCCCCGGGCTCTTTGATCGTCGCATCCCAAAGGTGCAGTGCGGCGTCTCCAACACTATCACTCTCACGAGGGGCGGCACAGCCACCATCGCATCTCTGGCCGTCTCCTATCTGCCCCGATTCCGATGATCGTATATCCGAATATACGGATGTTCGAACAGTCGTACATTCCTTCCCATGGCAACCCCTGATCTCCTGGAAATCCTCGTTTACGCTCCGGATGGCACGCCCCGAAACGTCGATCCTGATCTCATTTCGGATGGCGTCTCCTGGACTGATTCAGACCGTGGCGGGATGCTTTCGGCTACCATTCCGCTCGCAGCGCCGTTCGAGCAATCCTCGCTTCCAATTGTGGATGGAGACACTATAGAGATCTATGTCTTCGGCGAGGACAATCCCCGGTGGGTAGGATATATTTCCATCCCGGATCGCACACTTGACCAGACGGAAACGTGGTCGATCAACTGCTACGGAGAGATCGAGCGCATGAACCACTACCGCATCACGGAGCGGATCATCCACTCCGGAGGGGCGGATCTTTCGGTTTTCGCTACCCGCATCCTGGAGATCTACGCGGATCGCACCGGGAAAACGTATGAGACGCGGATCGAGGACACCGGCGTGGAGTTGGAGGTGCTCGACCTGGTGGACGGCACTCCGCGCGAGTCGCTGGATAATCTGGCCGACAAGGCCACGGGCTTGATCACCCATGGTTGGGAGATCGAGGAGGGGACTGGCCTACTGATATACCGATTCCGAGCACGGACGGAGAGCGTCTCCTATTCGGTGCCGGTCGGCGATACGGTCAAGGTCCTAAAGCACACCCGTGACTCTTCGAAGATCATCAATCGCGCGCGGCCATTACGGGGAGGGAAGTTGCGTTATCCCAATCTTCTCGCTCAGGTCGTACAATCCGGCGACAAGGCGAACACGGGTTTTGAATGGCCACAGGTTCCTGCCGATGTGGTGAGCAACGATCTGTCTCCCTCGGCCAACTACTTCAGCGATCCCGACTTCGAAACGAGCTTCCCGTCGCCGGACTGGGTTCGCACCCCGGCTATTGGCTTCGTGGATATGATCACCGATGCCGCGAGCCGATCAGGGCAATACTCGGTGTTCTTCTCCCACTCCGGCGATGTCCTTTCGCAGGATTGGTTCGATACGTTATTGCCGGTCAACGTAGGGCATCTCTACAAGGTCGGAGCATGGGTGCGGATCGCATCCGGGAGCGCTGGCACGGTCATCACCGGATCACTGCAGTGGACGCAGGCAGACGGTACTCATATCGGATCTGCTATCACCTGGACACTCACCCCCGCCTCTGCAGACTGGCAGTTTTTCGAGACGACCACCACGGCTCCGACCGGCGCGACGGGCTACTCGGTGAGCTACACCTGCACCACATACGTTTCGAACGTTTACCTGGATGATGCCTATCTCTACGATACGGAGAACGTCGTACAGCCGGGCTGGGTGTTCAAGGCAAACGGTTCCTCCCATATCGAGGAGCTGAATTGGATCTACTCGCCGGGTCTTCAGGGGCGCTATTGCGTGCTCCTTCGTGGCACAGCGAGCGGTACCGATCCTTTCAGCAGCAACGGTATCGAGCTGCGGATCGAGAACCAGAACAAGGTTCCCGTCGTCGCTGGAGGGCGCTACGCGGTCGGGATCTGGCGCTGCTCGGCACCAGGAGAGACGACCACACCAAAGACGGCCATAAGGTATGGTTGGTACGACCAGCAGGGCAACGTCGTTGGTGACAATAACCGCTGGTATCATTTCGCCTCGGAGGATTACATCGTCCAGGACGCGATCGCATCTCCAATTTCGTGGGAGTTCGCCGGTGGCATCGTCCAAGCCCCAACCGGCGCGGTATTCATGGACTATCGTTTCTGTCTGCTGGGCGATGGCGCACTCCTGCTGGATGCAGCGGGTGTGAGGAGTGAGGCAGCGGGAGATCCGGCTGTTTTCGACAACTGGGCAGAAGCGGATGTCTTTGAGAGGATCGTTGACGCGCAGGATGTCTGCGACGTGGGAAGCCCGGCCTACACTTCGCAGACCGATCGCGGGGTTTTCGAGGATGTAGTCACGAACACAGATATTCTGGTGTGGGACCCGATCGCCGAAGCGTTTATGAAAGCCTTCTTCGATGTGTACGCAGTTGGCCAGGACAAGCCATCTGTCGAGATCTCCGAAGAGAGCGCCACCTGCAGCAATGTTTCCCCGCTCGTTGTTGGCCGGTTCCAGGTGACAGATCTGGATGAGTCGATCGCGGATTACATTGCCGAGGTCGTCTTCACCGCGTCCGGGGGCGGGATCTCGCTCTCGGTGACGCTGGGCGAACCAGAGCCAACGCTGGCCGCGCGGTTGGCGAATGCTCAGAAAGTTTCCGGTACCGGAATATCGACCGGTGGGGGAGGGGTATCGCTCGCGGCTGGCGTCGGGACCTCCACGCCGACGCCTCCAGCTTCCACAACCGCCGAGGGTATCATTCAACTCGCCGAGGATCTCGGTGGTACTGCGGATGCTCCCCAGGTCACCGGCTTACTCGGGACGCCGATCGATACCACCGCGCCCAGTGATGGCGACGTGCTCACTTACGATGCCACCGCAGGGAAGTGGAAACCGGCTGCACCAACGGGCGGCGGCGGTACCGGATCTGCACTCACGGCAAAGACTAGCGCGCAGATGGCAGCACTGGCTCCTGGAGCGATGGGCGACGGTCCTTTCTACGTTTCGGATGATGGAATCAACGGTCGCCTTATCGTCGGGACCGGGATCACCAGCAATGGCAACGACGGCTATATAACCCTCGGTGGCAAGGTCTACGGGATCACCAGACCGGTCACACCGACAGCCGGATGGACGAACCTGTACGCACATGGGAGCACGATCACAGACAACATGGATGGCACGATCACGGTGGCTCCGGACTCCTCCAGCGCCCAATCCAGCGACAGCTCCTATGTCGGGCCGACGATGAGCAGCATAGGAATCCACTCCCGTGAGTTCATTTACAAAGTCGATTGGCCATCGTGGGGAACAACGGGCAACTGGTACGAGCGATTTTCGTTCGGATGCTGCACGATGACCGGAGGTGCGATCGATCATGCGTGCCTGATCCCGCTAAACCTGAACGGGGATTTTTTCGGAATCACCTACCAGGGGGACTGGACCAGCGTGGCCACCATCAACTCCGTAGGCGGATTGTTTGCGGCCACCTATTTCCACACCACCATTTGGCTCCGTATGGCAATATCGAGCGATGCCGGAGTGTGGGTCTACGCCAGCACGGACGGCTATAGCTGGATACCATTGGGCGGCTCCGGAGCAACTGCCGGGGAACTCGGCTCCCTGTTCACCATTTTCAATGGAGCGATGCCAACCAATGCGCTGATCAGCACAGGCAACGATAACCACTCCTCGGTTCACGATAGCTGCATCGTGCGCGGGCTGGCCGTAGTACACAACTCCTTTACCTACCCGGTACCGCCAGCTCCGTTCTGATCCGATGCTTCAGGAAAGGGCGCTCGACCAGGAGATATATCAGTGCGCCCACGCCGATACTCGCAGCGAGCACTATGGCCAGCGGAAACGGCGACGGGAGATGCAACAGGTGCAGGACCGGGAGGATCGCCAGGATCACCGGGTAATGGACCAGATAGATGCTATACGAGCGCTCGCCCACCACGGCAGCGACGCGGCCCGGTCCTGACTTGCAGATCTCTCGTGGAAGCATTGCGGCCCAGGCGACGAGCCAGGCAAAGACTACGGCAGAGAAGGGATATACGTCCACCTCAAATTGCCGATCGGCTGGGCGCGATGCTGGGATGATGGAGAACATCGTCACGGCGGCCAGCGCGGCGGCCACACCGGCAAAGCGTGGCATCTTTCCCCGTGCGACACAATCCGCGGCCACCATTCCCGCCGCGAACTCAAAGCAGCGGGATGGTAATGACAGCAGCAGTACCGACGCGAGAGCATCCGACGATCGATGCTGCACCAGATAGGCAAATGCCGAGACCTGGGCCAGCAGCGAGACCAGGAGCGTAGCGATGAGCAGGTAGCGCACGCCGCCACGCCGGAGCAGCCACAGGAACACGGGGAACACGAGGTAAAGCTGCCACTCCAGTGCCAGCGACCAGAACGCAGGATTGATCGAGGAGATTGTCGACGGCGTGAGATTGTTCAGCAGTAGGAGATGGAGAAGGGGATCGTACCAGTGCTCTGGCCGGTTGAGACGCGCGAATCCGGGGACCCAACAGAGCAAAAGGCATATCGCCAGAACGAGATAGTGGGGGGGATTGATCCGACGAAACCGGCGTGCCATGAAAGCGCCATAGTTGACGGTCATCTCTCCTGTCCGGGCCAGCGGGTAGTACAGGCAAAAGCCACTCAGCACCAGGAACAGATTGACTCCCAGGTAGCCCGGCAGCACCGCGACGGATGCGATCGCATCCAGGATGCTTCTATCACCGAAGCCCTTGAGTTCAATCGAGGCGTGGAGCAAAAGTACCCAGACACACGCCAGCCCGCGTAGAGCATCGATCGCATCAATGCGGTTCGAGATCTTTCCTTCTCCCATTTAACCGACCTCCCATACAAACAAGCTTACTATTCTATGTAGAGTATAGAGTTCGGAGTTCGGTTGCACCTGTCCTGCCGTTGCAAATACCGGGTTTCTTCTTTTTTCTTCGATTTCCTCCACCGCCGATATCGGCGAAAGGCTCCCATCATGCCAAATACAGTCATCGCTAACATCTGCAACTCGCGTGTACGCCCGGCAGCGGACCAATGGGCGCGCTCCTACTGGCAAGCAAAGCTATTCCTCGCGGAATGGTCAGCCGGTGGCTATGACACTATGATCCCGGATGATCCGAACACGATCATCGACGATGGAGCCGGAGAGGACGGGCGCAGGCAGATCACAGCGCAGAATGTTCAACATATAGTTCGCATCTGCCAGATAATTGTGGAGTTCTGCGAGACGGTTGATGCCGAGCGCTTCGATGGCTTGGTGCCTCTGACATCGATCATGGTCACTCAGGTCAACGGCAATAACCTCATAGGCGGCTAATCATGGCGATAGCAGCAACAGCCGTCTTTGAGGTCAATGTCTCGGTGGGCAGCGACACCAACGCCGGAGCGTACAACGGATCGAGATCCGGGGCATCCACGGACTATACGTATGGCGCTTCTCGCGTTGTGTTCACCTACACCGACCTGGCGAGTACAAACGGCAATACCAGCACCCCGACTATCACCAGCGTCTCGCGTTCCTTTGTCGCCGCCGATATCGGCAACCACATCCGGATCAGCGCCGGTACGAGCTGGACCGTGGGACTCTATGAGATCGTTTCCGTAAGTGGAGGAGCCGCGACCCTGGATAGGGCCGTAGGAACCGCAGCAACACTATCCAGCGGATCTGGCAAGGTCGGTGGACCGTTGGCCTCTCCTGGACTCGCAGGAGCCGGTGTGGTTGTCGGCGGTAATACCGTCTGGATCAAAGCGGGCAACTATCCGATAACGAGCCTGACAGCTAATGTGAGCGGCGGTGTATTCAATGCTCCCACCGCGACAAATGCCAACTCGCCCACAGTCGTCTATGGGTACAATACGACCCGTGGCGATGCACCGGTGCAGGGCAGCCGCCCCAACCTCTATCCTGATTCCTCTGCCGGTACCTGGGTTAACGCGATATTAAACGGCGCGCGCTATATGCGCCTTGCCTATGTCGATTTCTCGAACCCACAGGCGCTATCGGCAAACGGTGTCTCCATGGCCGTTGCCAACTGCGAGGTCCTGGACTGTAGCTTTGATGGCTTCTCGACCTCTGGAAAGCAGGGGGTATCGATCGTCGGGACATTGCGGCGCTGCCGGGTCACAAACTGCAACCTCGGGCTACGGCCTTCCGGTTCTTCGGAGATAGTCGAATGTTATACGCGGGGATGCGTCACCTCTGTGCGTATGGCCGGTGCCACCACACAGCTCCACGTTACGATTACACGGTGCATCTTTGACGGAGGCATCTGCGAGATCACCGGTGGAGTAAGCGGAGGAACCGACGATTCTCTCAGCTATATCTACTGCACCCTCGCGAACGGTGCCTACTGGCTCCTGACCTCCTCCACGATCGCGCCTGCAGCGGTTATTAAGAGGTGCGTGCAGTATGGTGGAGCGACCTATGGGATCGACTCGACGATGGCCACCAACATCCCGTGGTTGCTCGTTGAAGACACTGCGATGGGGGGAAACTCGTCCGGCAATATCAACCCGTCGATACCCGCCAGCCAATACAGCAATATCATCGCGCTGTCCGGCAACCCCTTTGTCGACGCAGCCAATGCAACGGTGGCCAGCCGCAACTATGCCCTCAATACGACAGCCGGGGCAGGCTCTGCGGCTCGTGCTATCGCTTATTCCTATCCAGGCACTTTGACGATCTCCTATTCAGATCTGGGAGCGGTCCAGTCGCGCCCGGTGGCGATCTCTCCTCTTGCCGCGCCAATCTTAGGAGGACAAAACACCATGCCAGTGAAACCGGGAGATTCCATCACCTGGCGCTTCTCCACCATCAGCTACTTCGGAGGTCTGATCGATGCAGACTCCTTGCCAGCGGCTTCCCTTGTTCGCAATGGAACGGCTGACAACGCCGTAGCCATGACCGTGACCCGGATCAGCACCGGGCAATACAGCGCGGCCTGGACCGTCCCCGGCACCTATGCAGCAGGCGATATCCTGCAGCTTCTCGTGACCGCTGTTGTGGGAGGAGTCACGGACACCAGGCCGATCTGGGCCGCATCGCTTGACGCTCGCCGGATCGCCGATATCAGCGATGCGAATGGCGCGGTGACTCTGACAGCAGCCACTATATCGGCGATCTGGGCCAATGCGACGAGGACTTTGACGGCAGCCGTCAACACTCCGGCAGACATTGCGACGGCGGTGTGGGCAAACGGCACCAGGTCGCTGACAACGTTCGGGACTCTGGTATCTGACATATGGGCAAATGCCACCCGGACGCTCTCCGCCTTCGGCTTCGGCGTGACGGTGACCACCAACAACGATAAGAGCGGTTACAGCCTCACCACGACGCCGCCCACGGCAATCCAGATCCGGCAGGAGATGGACAGCAACAGCACCAAGCTGGCGAACCTGGATGCAACGATATCCGGCGTCGCGGCGGCGGTATGGTCGAGCGGGACCCGAAGCCTGACGACCTTTGGAACCCTGGTGAGCGATATCGCCACCGCAGTTTGGGCCGCTGGCTCCCGGACGCTGACGGCGTTCGGCTTCGCCGTGGCCACCACATCGGATGCAACGATAACCCAGATCGCCGACCAGCTCAATGATGTGTATATCACCGCTGGATCTGTCCAGGTGACTATTCACGTCCAGGACAGCAGCGGTACCGCTCTTGTGGGCGCGATCGTAAGCATCAAGGGCAGGGGGCGACGGGTGACCGATGCCAGTGGCAACGCAGTTGCCTCGCTCGATCCAGGCAGCTATACGATCAAGGTGGATGCCGAGGGATTGATCATCCCGGATACCGCCGCGACGGTCACAGCGCCAGGCCCGCAAACTATCACGATCGCCGCCAGCGCTGCAGCGCTCCCGGATGCGCCCACCAATCCCGGCCAGTGCCGCGTCTATATCCAGGCCGCCAACGCAACCGGGCAGGAGAAGGTCTTCATGTGGCAGATCAATCTCCCGCAGGTCGTGAGTTCCGGCCAGGTGCTAAAGCACAAGCAACAAGCCACGTGGGATGGCACCAATAAGCGGTTCGTGTTCCCGGATACGGTTCCCTATGGCACCTATGTCCACGTGATCTGCAGCGATGGAAGCATCGACAACGATTACCCGGTGCCCTCCTCGGCCTATCTGGCCATCCTTCAACCTCAATCCTGAAAGGAAACTCTCATGGTTATCAAGCTCCCTAGCTGGGTTTATGCACTCATCGGCGCGCTCGCTGGCAGCCAGATCCGCGATGCTATCAAAGCGTTGCTGGGCGGCGATATCGCCGGTTTTGTGGCAAAGCTCCCGGAGCCGCTTCAGCAGCAGATGCAGGCCCATATCAACAGCGAGGTTGCCACAGCGATCGCAAAAGCATCTAGCGTTGTGCCAGCGCTCCCGGTGGCTGGCAGTGTCGAGGCGAACCTGATCAAATCGGTCGTTCCGAACGCCTACCCGGCAGACGCGCTCTCTTAGCTCCCCGCGATGTTCGGATATTCGTATATTCGTTTGTACGGATATCCGGACAATCCCCTATGACTAACCGAATTGGATCCACATTAGCCGGTTAGTCTAATCCTCCCCGATCGGATCTCCCCCATGCAAGCCTCTTCCCCTATCCTCAAATTCATGGCAGCGATGTTTACCGCTGTGATCACCCTGCTCGCTCACATTCCCATGTCGGTCCACTCGGCCTCCGGCGTCGCTATCTGGTTTTTCCTGATCGACACGGCCACCGGCACGCTGACCGCGCGGATCGTCAAGGGCGGGATCACCAGCAGCGATTTCCGCAACAAGCTCCATAGCAAGTTCACGGTCTACCTGGGCATCCTCGGTATCGCGGCGGGTATGGCGGTACTCGGCCAATCGTGGCAGTTCATCGTCGCGGGATGGCTGGCGATCTGTGCGGCGGAGGCTATATCGATCGGGGAGAATATGCGGCCTCTCCTGGAGAAGGGCGGCGCGGCCATGGCACCCGTTGCGAAGCTTCTGGCGCGGTTCCTGGGCGATCTCCAGGCACGAACCGAAGCAGCGGCTCCATCAGCCACATCTCCCACCGCACCGGACCAGGAGAGCAACGATGCAACCGGCACGAACAGCCCTTCTTAGGCTCCGGCCACCGGTGGAGATCGATCCGCTGGAGGCATGGCATCAGGAAACCCTTTTCAACCAGGTTGACCTGTTCATGGCGCAGCTTCCCGAGCTACAGGATTACTTCGCGGTACCCAACGGCGGCTGGAGGCATAAGGCGACGGCGGTTGCCATGCAGCGCCAGGGAGTGAGATCCGGAGTGCCGGACACGATCCTCCCAATCGCACGGCGCGGATATCACGGACTCGCGATCGAGCTAAAGCGGTACAGGACCGGGCGGATCGAGGAGGAGCAGGAAAAGCGCCTCACGCGCCTGGCGAAGAATGGATATCGCGCGATCGTGTGCTGGGGCTGGCTCGCCGCGTGGGAGGAGCTGCTCTGGTACTTAGGCCGTGAGGACCTCCTGCTGCCCGCACGACACACGACAACCGAGATCGTGGCTGCTTATCCCGCTTCGCCTTTCTGGCAGCGCAAAAAGCAAAAACACTAAAAACCTCTTTTTTGTAGTTTCCCCTTTTCCACAAAGGAGCCTCCCATGGACAAATCCCCGTCCGGACTCGCTCGACAGATGGCGCTTGGCAACCCGGACAACGCCACGAACGACCCGTCCAACCGAAACCACTACCTCATCACCTGGCCGGAATGCGCGATCTCCTATGACAACGATCTGCGGATCTGCAACTGGACCGCGTGGCACCTGGGCGCTGGCGATATGGGCGACGCGCCCCGTGATCCCTACTTCGAACCAGACCGCGATCTCCCTCCGGGATATGTCGAGGTGCTCGCCTCGGACTATGACAGATCCGGCTACGATCGCGGCCACATGTGCCCCTCGGCAGATCGCACCGCAACGGTGGCAGACAACGTTGCCGTGTTCGAGACGGTCAATATCATTCCGCAGAGGCACAGCCTTAACGCCGGTCCCTGGGAGAAGCTGGAGAGCTATTGCAGAGATCTCGCCAGCGCCGGGAGCGATCTATTCATCGTTTGCGGCCCGGTCGCACCGACAGGCGCAGCGGCTACCGCGCGACGGATCGGCAAGGATGGCGTGGTGGTACCCGATGCCTGCTGGAAAATCGTTGTCGTTGCCGAGCCGGGGTTGGGGACGCCGGAGAGCCGGATCTCGGCCATCTCGCGCGTGATCGTAGTCCTCATGCCCAACGATTCGAGCGTTACCCTGCGCGACAAGTGGGAGAAGTACTCCTGCTCGGTGGCCGACATCGAGAAGGTGACCGGCCTCAACTTCTTCACCGGGCTAGATCCAGCGATCGCCGCCGTGCTGGGCGCTGATCCGGATGCACTTGAGGACGGAGGTGATCACCATGATCGAGCACATTAACATGACGATCGCATCGATCGAGGCGACGGCTCCCACCGCTTCGAAGAGTTTTAAGGATAGCCTTACTTTCGTGCTTCAGCATGAGGGGATCTATTACGAGGTCATCAATGGCGACGCCGGAGGGGCAACGGAAGCGGGCATCACGTGGCAGGACTATAACGCCTGGAGAAAAGAGCATGGGCTGCTTATCCACGATCTGCGGCTGATGACAGCGAACGAGATCGTGCGCGTCTATACCGATCATTACTGGACCGGTGTCCATGGGGACGATCTGCCGCATGGCCTCGCGCTGGCGCTGTTCGATGCAGCGGTCAACGTGGGCAAGGGGAGAGCTGTGCAGTGGCTCCAGGCCGCCCTGGGAGTGCATCAGGACGGCGCATTCGGGTCCGGGACACTTACGGCCGTAAATGCCTATATCAAGGCACACGGAGCGCCAGCGCTGGCGGCTGCTGTGATCACTCGCCGGACGGCTTTCTACAATGAGATCGGCGCGGTGGGGAAGACGAATCACAAGTTCCTCGCCGGATGGCTGGCGCGTGTCGCGGATCTCAAAAAGGCGATATCTTAAAGCTGAATAGAGGAAAAAGGAGGTCAGGTGGCGAACAGTCGCTCGTGATCTCCTTTTTATCTCCACGTGCTGTAGTGGGAGCGACCGGACTGCGTGTGCCGGTCGCCCTTTTCTTTTTTATGGCATAGGCTCTGCCTACTAATTGGACACCTGCAGAACCCTTATTTTGCCGATTTAGTGTGCGATATCGCCATCGAGGAGGCCCGGCCAGTTCCGGATCGGCACCTGAAGGTTGGATCCCCATTGGAGATCTCCAATGGGGATCCAATTTTTCGCCGGGTCCCGACCGGGTGAGGTATAGGTGTGGCCTATGGCGTTTTCTGCACCGCCTCCCTGTACTCCCGATCGAGTTCAACCTCGACGAGCCAGGCGCGATGCGCAATAGCTGGAACTTCCATGTCAGGATGCTCTGCCGCGCCATCCTCTAGAGGCGGCCAGATCACATCTCCGTCTGCGTCCAGTGCATAGTTGGTGACGTCCCCGCAACCAGGGCAGGTACAATCCCACAACATTTCCGCCCCTTCCATCTCTTCGAAGTCAGCATCGTAAACGCAGCCGCAATTTGGGCAGCGGAGGCTAAATACTACCTCGTCGCCAGTTAGGCGGGATTTCTCATCGGCGGTCAATTCATGCTGGTACATAATCCCTCCCCATTTAGGTCCGACCTATGGCAATCCTGCAGCCTCTCGCTCTTTTCGCCAGGCAATTAGATCGCGCATATACTGCACACCTTTTTCCTGTTGCTCCATTATCTGCTCCATCTCGGTTACGTCATCCTGAGCATCCAGCCCCTCGTCATAGAGCAGGTCTCCACTGTCTGGATCGCACTCCTGTTTCGCCAGATGTTCCTCCAGCGAAGATAGATGCTCAACCAGCCCCTCCATGTTCTTTTCTACGCCAGCGAGCGCGGCAATCAGAACTTCACTGCTGGCAGTGTAGAGATCGATCGCCTCACCGCCGTTTGCAGGGTGCATATAGCGCGGGCCTTTGGGGCGTGGCCTTCCTTTAGCCAGATGATCGTTGCAAAGCCCTTTGGCGTACTCTATACTTTCCGCACGTCCCAGAAATCCATCATCGCTTTCTAATCCATCGGGCTTTGGATAGGGATATGATCCGGTCTCATAGAAAATCACGATATACGGGGAAGATCCACCCTCGGTGATATAGTACGATCCGATCGCCGATTTGCCTTCGAGCATCCAGAACTCCCAGTCGGGTTTCTGCAGCTCTTGCCAGAGGATCGGCTGATCTGACGCCATGAGATCGGATTCGGTTAGCGGATGCTCGGCGGGGCAAGCATCAACGACCGATCGTGCGAGATACCCGCCATCGGAATAGGCGACCAGCGAACACTGGCAGCCGGGATTTGTGCATGGGATCAAGACGGAGCCACCAGGGCGCTTTGTCCAGGTGGTGACATCTCGCTCAAACCGATGGCCTTTCGCTATACCGTCTTCCATGCCGTTGGTGATAGCAGCGGCTAATGTTCCAAACATCAGCTATCTCCTCCCTGCTTGCGACGCTCCGCCACTTTCCGAGCGATCACCGCCGGTACTCCGTCTGCCATGCCGAGCGGTGCAACCGGGCTAAGACGATTACATACAGTCCGGGCTTCGTCGATCGTCTTTACATAGGAGGCGATCTGCTCCTCGCGTGCTTCCGCGATACTCGGATGGTTCAGAGATAGATCCATCGCCACGACGTTTGCCGCGCTGAAGAGTGCCGAAGTTGTGGTTATGAGGGCACGCTCGATCTCTTTGTCAGAGGGAGCCGCGCCATCGTGCCAGCGCCGGAGATGATCCTCCCAGTTCTCAGGCAGGAGCGCATCCGGCAGCCACTTTGCCGCCCACTCCGCAGGAACAAACTCCTCTGCCATCATCGGGCGGCGGTTCTCGATCGGTTGTAGCGTGTAGAAATGCTTCGGATCGATCGCTTTTCCATCGGGTCCAAATTCCACCAACCTATCCGGCCATACGTCCATAAGCTGACCGCCCCATGAGTTATTCAGGTGCGAATGGTGAGAGCTATGCAGGAGCCACACAGCAAGATAGGGAGGTCGCCCCTTCTGTCTTGCCACTGCTCGCCGCGCTCCCGCATGGATACCAGCCGAGGAACGATCGGGGAAATATCCCAGGATTGACCAGGCGCTGTTTGCGTCCCATTCCTGTTCGCCAACTCCTCCGCCGCGCTGCCATTCGACCAGCACGAAAGAGGGGAAGTGAAGTGGGATGATTTGCCCCATAGCTTCACCAGCGCTCTGAGCGACGGTGTTCCAGGCGGCGACCTGCTCCGCTGCACCTTTGAGATAGCGATAGGGATCATTCGGCAGGATCACCGAGATATTCTTCACGTCGCCGGTCGATGTTCTATCGAGTGTCGTTGGCATAGTTACTCCTTACAGGTAAACACTAAGTTCCATGACAAAGAAGCGGAAATCATCATTTGAAGGCATCCTCAATGTAGAAATCCTCTTGATCGATCAGAGCAAGGAATGTTGAACGCGGCAACCGTTCCCAACGTGGATCTCTCCATTCGTGGCGATCGTTTACCCACGCGAGTTGACCGAATGTGACGCGGCTGAATACCGCGTCCGGCTCCTCTTCCTCATAGGCAGACTTCTCCACGAAAACAGTATCGAAGTGCGGATAATGCAACGGGTCGAGATCCTCCGGCAGATCGAGCAGATCACGGCGATAGGCAACCGTAGTTGCGATCTGTTCGAGCGTGTTGGTTACGCTCGGCCCAACGTTGGAAGCCAACTCGGAGAGCACGATGATATAGAGATCCGGACCAGGGCCAACTGGGATAAGGGGAGCGATCCCTGGATCGGAGAGCACAATGGCCTTCGGACGGCGGTATATGCGGACGTTGCAGATCCCGTGCGCGCGTTTCCAGTCGATGTATTCGAGATCGTGATCACTAATCAACATCGTCTATTCCTTTCACTCGTGCGGCGAGCGCGCCCCATGAACCTCTCCCCGGACCCGTAGCGCAAGCAGAGAAACAGACTCGGCCAGGTCCGTGCCAGCGCTCTCGCCAGGATACAGCGGGAGCTTCTCGCCGACGGTTCGGCCACGGGCGCGATCGATGCGCTCGGCGACGGCCTGGGCGTGCTCCAGGAGCGCAAGCAGTTCGCGGGTGTCTGGTGTGTCGAGCTGCTCCAGGGGGATCGATGCTTGTGTCCCGAGTCCGGGGGGAAGTGCATGGGCGAAAGCAGCAACACCGACGCCGGAGACGAGGCGCTGGGAGGTCTCCTGTGCCGTGAACAGTTCCGAGTTTGCGCTCTCCAGGTCGGCCACCAGGGCGTTGTCGCCTTCTGCCGCGCGGATCGCCTTCATTAACCAGAGTCGCGCTTTGCCGATCCCCTGGCGCACTGCTGCCGCATCCAGCGCCCACTGGTTGAGCGCCTTCGGTGTTACCGGTTCCGTTGTCGAGTTCACAGATTACCTGCTTTCTGCTTCCGCAATGCCCACGCTGCTTTCGCCTTGTCGCTCTTGAGACGGCGCGTTTCCTCGCTGTCCGTGGCGTTTTTGGGCTTGCCGCCTAACTTCCCGTTCTCTCGCGCGGCCTCTGCCTTGCGGTCGGTACTAACCTTTCCCAGGAGCCGCGCGGCCTCACTGCGCTCCACAGGATCGCTGTCTCCCGCTTTGAGCAGGGCAGCCGGTTTCGATTCGTCTGTACTTTCCATGCCTGTGATTATCCCACCGTTAGGTAAATCTGTCAATGAAATACCCAACGTTTTTTCGTCAAAACGCTTGACGATATACCCAACGTTGGGTATACTATAATCATGGAGAGCGGAGACGCCGCCCCGATCGAAAGGAACTCAAAACGATGGTTGCAGAGAACGAAACAACAATGACCCGCATCGCACATGCAGGCGCGCGCAAGATGGCTGCTCAGGGCTACACCTACACCCGCAGCGAGATCGACGGATGGTTCACGGTAACGACCCCGCCCAAAGCGGACGGTCTCCCGGTGAACTACAACGTGGCGATCTATTCCGAAACTCACTCGGACTGCGATTGCCCGTTCCACGCGAACCACCGGCATTTCTCAAACCCGACCTGCAAGCACATTGAATTTGTGCGCGACGAGGAGGCCCACCTCGCCAACATCGAAGCGGAGGCGGAGAAATACAACGACCCGGATTACATCGACTACCTGATCGGTCTCCGGTGAGAAAAGAGGGGAGGGGAAACCCTCCCCCGGCAAACTAATCGCAACCATCGCAAGATAATAAGGAGAAAAGGACAATGGCAGCAACAAGAAGGACACGACGATATCACCGACCGGGAACGATCCCCGGCACCGTCTACCTGATTCACGCGGAGACCCCGCTCGGCAACGACAGGCATTCCGCCCGTCACTACATGGGGTTTGCGGTGCGCCTACGGGACCGGATTCTCTCGCACCGATCGGACGCGGAAATCGTCACTCCTGCCATTGTCCACGCCTTCAACGCACGAAAAATCGAATGGCGCGTCGTCCGGGCTTGGACTTCCGAACCATCGCTCGACGTGTCCGGACTGTCAGCCGTTGCCGTGCCGCTCCTGGTGGAGACCCTTCCCGGTGTCACCGAACGCATGGAGCGCCGACTGAAACGCCGCCACAACCATGCCGACCTATGCCCGATCTGCTCCGCAAAGCCCCAACCGGGCGGTGAGCGCAAACCGAAAATCAAAGGAAAAGGAAATTAGAATCATGTTTACCGATGCAGTGCCGACCGAGACGACCAGCGCCGAGACCGAGCGCTTCACGATCGATAGCGAGGAGAAAGCCAACTGGCTACTTGGGAAGCTCGCCAATATCCGGGCAGAGCAAGCCCGGATCAACGCCCAGGCAGCGAAGCGCAATGCCGAGCTTGAGGCCGATTTCAACGGCCTTATGGGGCGCTTTGGTGCCGATCTGGAGACCTTCGCCCGTGGCGAGGCCAACCGCCGCAAGCGCAGGACTGTAACACTGATGCAGGGTACGCTGGCTTTCCGTGCCACTCCTTCCCGTCTGGTGATCGAGGAGATGGAAACGGCGATCATCACCGCCCGCGCCGTCGCTCCGGAGACGGTGACCACCGAGGAGGTGACCCGGCTCGACCGTGACGCTTTCCTCAAACGGGCCGCGCAGATCCGGGAGGAGACGGGCGAGATAATCGCAGGGGTGAAGCAGACCGAGAGCAGCGAAGCATTCTCCGTGAAGTTGCCAGGGGCGAAGACGGACGATTAAACAGTTCCATCGAATGAGTTCCTTTAATTGAAAGCGGGGGAGAGATCTCCCGCGAATGAGTTCCTTTAATTGAAAGCGGGGGAGAGATCTCCCGCTCTTTTTTGTCAATTCTTTTCCGATTAGCAATCTTTCATATAGTTTATAGCCATGGAAAACACTCTACTGGATGCGTTTGCGATCGCCAATGAGGCTGCCCAGGAAGATCGGATGTATGCCAAACTGATGGCGCTGGAGGTTGTTGCCGGTCGCGAGGAGGGCGATATCGCCGAGGCGCTCGCGCTGCTGCAAGACGAAGAGGATATCTTTGCCGAACTGCCGGATCTGGAGGCCGACGACGACGGACGGTACAGCATGGCCGACATGGAAGGAGGGGAGGATTGAGGAGAAGCGGGGTGAAAAATCCCCGCTTTTTCTTTTTATTTTGGTGTTTTTCTCTCTGATTCTTTCCGTTTTAACATACAAGCATATAGTTTATATGTGTAGGGCGGAGAGAAAGCGGACGCGCAGCGGGACCGGGTTTGATAAGAGGATCACTTCGGAGATCGACATGGGAAATACCGGCGCATTCTCCGCCCCCACCTGGAGAAAATCATGCAGACAAGCACACCAATCATTTCGAATCGACCGTTATTTTCCGCTGGCCGGGTAGTGATCACGCCGAGAGCGTGCGCAGAGATCATGGCGCGCTACGATGAGGATGCCACCGATGTATCGAGGGGGTTCCTGATCCGGCACCTGGGAGGGGACTGGCAGAACCTTTCCGAACACGACCAGCAGGTAAACCAGATCGCCGCACAGCAGGGCGCGCGCGTGCTCTCCTCGTTCCCTCTTGCCGCGTTCGAAAGCGAGAAGGAGATCGGGCAGGAGGCGCAGCGGATCTGGATCATCACCGAGGCCGACCGCAGCCGTACAACGATCCTATTGCCGGAGGAATATTAAGATGCAGATCCGGCACTCTTCCCTAACCAGTTTTCGCATCGAGACATACAGCTACACAGCGATCAATGGCGATCGCTACCGCTGGAACATTACCGAGGCGCTGCGACTGATCGAGCGCAGCCCACGGGAGCCGGATTGGTTCGCACCGCAAGAGCAGGGGGTTACCATCCCGCACATCCGGGAGCGAGCGCCCGAGCTGGACGCCGCGTATGCCATGACCACCGACGTGGCGAAGCCGCTGCTCTTCATTCCGTTTGAGGGGAGGCATCTTCTGGTGGATGGCTGGCACCGGTTGTATCGAGCCGTTGCCGAGGGAGTTACGGATCTGATGGCCTACACACTCACGGAGGAAGAGGCAGCCGCCGTGCTCATGGAGTACTACCCGGCACGATAACGCAGATATGCGACAGTCTGAGAGGGACCGCGCTACTAAGCCGGTCCCTTTTTCGTTTCTCATGAAACAGGAAACTTACCGGTGATTCAGTGAGGAATAGCAACATCGTTGTTTTTTTGAGGGTCGTTAAATCGGATGCGCTCAAAAACGATAACGATAGTAACTGGGATGCCGAGGGGCATTCAGAAATAGGAAAATGAAGAAAACAGCAGCAGAGATTCAGGTAATCACGGCATCAGCGGTAATAGTGGCGGGTCTACTGACGAGCACAGCAGATGGGTTTCCCGTCTTCATGATCCCCGATCCGGAGAGAGATCGCCCTACATACGCGCGTCGCGTTACGGATGGCGCGTACTACCTATTGGTTCGACCGGCTCATCACGAAGCCGATCTTCAGGAGTTAGTTGCCCGCATCGGTAGGCTTGGAATGCCAGGCGGAAAGGAAAGCGTTTAGGGCCTTTATCGTCTTGTCCGGCTCCTCGTCATCGGGAGCAAGGAAAATCGTTTCACCGGTGACTAATGTCGCCTGTCTTGCCCCTGGTTCCGGTATAAACACTCCTGGAGCAGATCCATCCGGGACCAGGCCGATAATGACCTTCGCTTCGCTGGCCAGTGCCTTTATTCCCTCTTCACCTTTCCCCAACCGCGCGGCGATCTTATCGATCGTCTCTTCTGAGGGAAGGCTCAACGTCCCCGCATACTTATCAAAGCAGTCATTGAGCAGAGATATTACTCGTGTATTTGAAATACCGAGCTTCCTGGCTGCAACAGAAGGGCGCATGACCTTTCCAGTATTAGCATCAACTAATTTGTCTCGTAACCATTGCGAGAAGCGCCGCCCGCGCTCTGCTCGCTCCTGCGCGTAATCCATAGTGAATAACTGTAATTTTCCTCCCATGAGAGGAGGCAAGGGAGTATGTGGGCCAAATCGCATATCAGCGGGACACGTAGACCAGTGCAATGTTACAAGATTGTTGTAAAAACTGGTATGTTCGATTTTTTACAAGATTCGTGTAATAATTTAGAAACTATGAGCACTTTGGAACGGCAGAGCAAACGCGGCAGGGGGCGCAAGTTCGGATCAAGCATGATCAGCCAGCTAATCCGATGGACGGGCCTCACTGATGAGGCATTCGCTTCTCGCACAGGCGAAGCGCCACGCACGGTAGCGGAATGGCGAAGGGGACCTCACGCCCCACCGATGGAAAAATACCAGAGGATACTGACGCATTTTCCTCAGTTCCAACCACAGCCCCCACAAGGAGAACCTGCCGCCCAGGCGTAAAACTTGCTTTCCGTTTTACAATTACCTGGTTGAATTTTTACAAGATTCATGTAAAAATATTTATAACTTAAAGACAAGACCCCCTCCCGCAGTAGCCTGGTAAGCATCGGGAGAGGGCCAAGGGGATAATTCCGTGCCCTATTCTACCCAAGATGCGGTAATAGCCGCCATACGAAACTCCGACCGGCCATCTGCTCCCGGCGCTGGGCGCGTCATCATCGCGACCGGCAACCGCAACACTCCTTACATCGCCACTGAAACAGCGCGCAAGCCAAAGACGGCCTATGAGGTCCGTCGTATTGAGAACGGCCAGGGCAGTCCAGTCCGTGAAGGCTCGGATGTGTATCGAGCAGCCGTGGACGCCGCCGATAAAGCAGGGATCGCGCTCGATGGCAGCCATACGGAGGTCAAGGTGACAATGGCCGGTGGCAGTGGCAGAACCTTCCTGTGCCGTGTCTGGGCCAGATCGGGGAGGTGGTAGCGATGCCCAGTCCCCTAATCCCTACAAATCGTGTCCTGGGCCGCGACGGCCTGGCCTCCGATGAGACCGTGGAGACCTACACCCTGTTCGACGGTCGGCTCATGGTCGATCGGTGGGGCAGCCATGAGGAGGTCGATCCCGTGGCTACCGTTGCCTGCCTGGAGACCTGGGCAGAGCGCGCCGAGCAGCTCGTCGATGGAAGCGGTGCCAGCGCTCGCCGTGCCACCGCCATGCGGCAGACCATCGCCGCGATCCGCGCCGCGTTTGCGGATAAATTCGCTACGGAAGCGAAAGGAGGATAGAGATGGACCTGAAAAACCGCGACTATGGTAGCGCTCGTTTTTCGCGTTTCCCGTGCCCGATTCCCGGCTGCCAGCACAAACCGTTTCACGGGCAGCCATTTTGTACCTGGCATTGGGACGACCTCTCCCAGGAGAAGAAGGACGCGATAACGATCGCGTGGGCCTGCAGTACTGGTGCGGATCAGCGCCGGTGCCGGGACGAGGCCATCGCCGAGATCTGTGCGAAGGAGGCTGCAAAGAACGCCGAGCCGATCGGCCCCACCGGAGCCGGGTGGATGCCCCATGCAAAGACCGCGCTGGTGACAGGAGGGACATCATAGATGCCATTGATGCACGTTGCAAAGGGGGGGCGTGTCCGCATCTCCACTCCACCACGGATTCGAACGTGGGAACTCGGCTGGGACCTGAAGCCCGAAGCGCCCGTCTCTTATCTACTGCTCGATACCTCTGATCGGCGCACGCTGCGGATCACCATCCGCCCGGATCAGTTCGATGAGTTGTACTCCTACCTGGGCAAGCATATCTGCGATGTGCCGCTCCTGACGGTGATCTACTCCCTGGCGTGGGTGGATAAGCGGTATGCGATCGTCAACCTCACGCCGGAGATCTACGCGATGCTCGATGACGAGAAACATCCCCGTGAGTTCTCCTATCTCGATCGCCACCGCGCCCTCCAGCACGTAAGCGATCTATCCCGAGGAGGCAACTGATGTCAGACCAGGACCCGAATCCGCTGCGCCTCCCCTGGAGTCTCCGCAGACGATCAGAATTCGATCCGATGATTCTCAACTGCGATGGCGAGAAGATCGGAGCGATGCAGACGGATAGCCCTGACGCGGAAGAGTTCCTGGTCGCTGCTGTCAACGCCTGTTTCGGCTTGAGTGTCGAGCAGCTCGTTGCTGTCCGAAAGTTCAGGGAGCGTTTCGAGCGCTCTCTGACCACCACACCTCCGGAGGTACCCGTCAATGAGCCAACCAATGGGTGATGTCACCCTTCTCGCGCCGCCGATGCAGATATCTGCACCGGCTCCATCTCCTTTCGTTCGCTACCTGATCCGCTGCGCCAGCGGCGAGTATGTCAACCCTGCTCAGGTGTTCACCTGGGGGATTTATAGCATTAGCGAGGATCAGGATAAGGCTACATCTGCACGCTTCGCTATTGTCGCCGTTGGCAGCATCAAGGATAGCGGGGCGATTCTCGCCGAGATATCCCCTGCCACGGAGGACGCCAGTGGCAACCCGATCGCTCCGGATCTCGAACAGACACGGCGCGCGGCCCAGCTCGTTCTGGATCTGCTTATCGACATGCTGCTTGCCCCCACGAAATTGGAACAGGGAGGAAGCCCATTCGCGACCGTGCTCGATATGCGTCGCCTGGTGATCGAGGTGACCGGCTTGGAGGCTGCGGACACACCAGGATCGCGACCAGCAGAGGAGGCAACCGATGGCAAAAACGCCTGATCCGGACACGCTGCCGGTCGCCGATCTCCTGTTTGTGATTCAGGAAAGTCCGAAGGGATTTGAGGGCAAGTACGTCGTTCGGCGCTGGATCAAGACACTCCTCTCCTACTGGGTGGTGGGGGACCTCGGCGCTCCATTTGGAGCCTGTGACACGCTGGACGCTGCCCGCCAATGCATACCGGAAGGCAAAGCAAAGCTCCCGTCCTTCCGATCGGCGGATGACAGGACCGTGCGGGAGGTATGGCTCTGATGTTCATTTTGCATCGTTGCACGATCACTGCCGTCCGTAAGGCCCGGCCAGAGAAGCTCTATTACGGCGTGACTACCTGTTGGTGGACACACGACCCGCGACACCTCTCCCGCCGCCGCGACGACGGTCTCCCCTGCGATCCGCGTGGGGGAGTGCTCCTGGAGACCACCAACGTGGATGAGTTTCTCCAGGCGGTCGAGGACAACCCCGGCTACTACGGTCGGCATGGCCTCGCCGCTTTCATGGCCGCGCATCATCTCAACTGCGTGGTTTCCGAGACGAACCTCCGGCCCTGGTGCAGCCAGGACTGGGAGGAGTACAACGCCGCGCTGGATGCTCAGGAGTCGGCAGATGGCGAAACGCACCGCGAGTAAGGGTGCGGAGCTACAGGGGAGCCTGTTCGACGATGAGCCTGCCATGCGTGCGCTCACCCGTGAGCAGCTCATCGAAGCGGTGATTCTGGAGATGGAAGAGCACCCTCCTGTGCCGAGTTGCGCGGGAGATAGTGCGAAGGCGAAGGCCACCAGGCGACGGCTGGCCACGCGCGATGTTGAGCGGATCTATTACGCTGCCGATCGCCTGGGAGCGACATTGCAAATCGTTCCCATCGGCAAGTCGTGAGCGGTCTCCTCTTTTTTTGGGCGGTTATCGGTAAACAGCGGAGAACATTGGACAGTGCAGAGGGTGCGGACAGTGCGAAAAGCAGGGGAGCCAGGCGTCTAATGGCGGACGAGGTTCCCGGTTCGATTTGGGGAGCAGGGGAGTTTCTTGGTTACAAGGCTAACGAAGTGGCCGGTATGATTTTCATCGGCCTTTCTCTGAGATATGGAAAGACCATCACTCGCTCGATTGAGTTCGTTTTGCGAGCCATCTTTGCGCACGCCAACAGAAACAACAATCGTGTGTTCGCTTCGCTGGCATGCCTTCGCGACTCCGCAAACACCCCCACAACCATACTCATAGCCTCTCAAACGACGGTGGAGACCGGCATGGCACTACTGCGCTCCCTGGGCGCGATCCGGCTGATCACCGGCGCGGAGCTGGATGAGGATGATAACCCGTCGCGCGCGCCCGAACGCGGCGTGAAGAAGAAAGGTCGTCATCCGGTCAACACGCATTCCATCGCCGGTTTGTTCGAGTATCTGGCTCCAGCCGATCGCTTTAGGTTCCTATCCGCTTGGAAAAAGGTCAGGAATAAGGAGGAGCTTAGGCAAGCGGGCAGGTCTATATCTCCACCGACAAGCGATAATTTCGATTCAACCACTTTACATTCGAGCGGTTCGCCTCCGCCGTCTGTGTCTGTTGTCGGCTTAGGTATAGGCAACGGCACACAGAACCCAGTAACCGGGAAAGGGCGAACTAAACCAGACCACCAAACGAACGAGCGTAAACCTCCCGGGAACCCGGTTCCTAACAGTAAAAATTGGGATAGCTACATAAGTAGTCAGTACGGCGTAAAACCGGAAAGCCTGCCTGCTATCCCCTCCACACGACGAGGGAAATGGACTATGGAAGAGATGGAAGCGATCGATGCTCTAAAAACGACAGGGCTGCGTTACAACAGGGTACATGGCAATGTTCCGTTTAAGATCGTTGAGACGACGACGACCGAATGGGCACTGGATTTAGCCGAGTTTTTCTACTGGCGACAGCGCCGAAATGAGCCGGTCGAGCCGAAATATCTGGTCGGTATGTGGCTCAACTACCTCAACCGCGATTTTGAATGGCCGCCCGCATTCGAGACAGAGCGTAGCCACCGCGCCCGTGCCAGGTCTGCTGCCAAGAAACGCGCTCCACGTCCACCAGATCGTCCCCAAGCGAAGCGAGTAGCAGCAACTCCAGCGCCGACGGTAACGCCGCCGCTTGATCTCTCCATCGTGCCTGTATCGGAGCAGGAGGAGCTTTTGATAAATGCCACAGAGGCAGTCCTGGAAGATCGGACGTTCAAAGGCCCTGGTACCGAAAAGCGCCGTCAAACCATCATCCGTGAGGGATGGAACCATCCAGCAGTTCGGAGAGCTGCAGCCAGGATCTGGCAGGAGAAGCAGAAGGGATGAGCACCGTTGCGGAAGCCTCTGCGGATGCCTCCACGGACGCGCAGGATGCCCTGAGAGCGGCTGCACGGCAACAGTTCGGCTATCTGGTCGGACTGGCGGGCCGCGATCGGTTGCCGCACCTGGAGATCCTTCTCCCGGAGGGGTGCCTCGGTGGTCATAAGTTCCCGGCCTGGCGAGATCTCAACGTTGCCGTAAGAGGTGCATCCACGGTGATCCGGTGCGAATCCGATCAGGTCCCGGAGACGCTGCGCCTTGCTGCATTCCGGACACTGGCAGAGATCGCCGCCGTCATCGCGAGAGTGGGGGACAGCGACTGATGCAGTTCCTCTCTTATGAGAAGGTAAAGCCAAAGCCGATCTCCAAAGCGGCGGCGCGGCGCGAACTCAAGGCGATTCTGGCCAAATACACACGCGGCACTTCCAGCTCAACACGCTACGACATCCTGATAAGGGCAAAGCGATACGCGAACGAACACGGTCTGGACTTTCCGGCACATCTGCAAAGGGACCTGTCGAGTGCTGCACAGGATCTCCTATGCGATATCGTCCTGCTGACCTATGGCGAGGAGATCCTACGTGGCAAGGTCACGATCGAGTACGAATATTGGATGCCTGGCCATGCGTGAAAGTGAAAGTGAAAGCAATGATGGAGGAGCAATGACACCAGAAGAGCACCAGGAGGAATGGACAGTCAGCCCGCTCGACTGGGATGAGGCCACCGGTCAGGATGAGACGAGATCAACGCTCTTCGTCCAGGACGGAGAACGCTGGGTCGAGATAGGCACGGTCCTAGATGTAAGCTGGCACCGAGCAAAGCAAGCATTCGCCTCTCAGTATCTCCAGGAGCCATCGCCGGAGGACCAGGCGAAGGACAGGGAAGCCTACCGCCTGGCTGAAGAGTATGCGACGTCTACCGAGGCGTTTGATCAGCAGATCTGTTCCGGTCGGCGCAACGGTATAGCGATACCGGCCACTTCCGATGAAGGCAGATGGATCGAGAAGAACGCGTGGGAGGTCCGTGAGCAGATCATGCGGCAAGCGCTTCCCCTCGGGATCAGTTGGAAGGATATCCGCCGTCAACTGGACGCCGTGCAGGATCGGATGGAGTTCCTTCTGTCCGTCTCTCCTGGCCACCAGGAATGGGAATGGAAAACGGAGAGAGACCGGTTCCTGCTGCAACGGAAACTAACAAACGCATGGAAGCGCCAGCGCTGGAATGAGATCCACTGCAGCGAATGCGGTTTCCCGGTGAGATCTGGCGAGCACGCCCCGGACTGTTCTAAGTTTGATCGTTGGGGACCGTCGCCACTGCGGGGAATGTTGCGCGTCCATCTGGCTGCATTGGGTTTCCGCGACGCAGTTGGGGCAGCCCTTGCCGTATTGGCCAGAGCGGCCACTCCGTTGATCAAAGAGGTCGGGCAGATCATGCAACAGCTTCCCCGATTTCACCCACTGGCCCGGCCAGAACTTCACTCGCCCGCGAGAAACCGCAAGGGGCGACGAGAGGTGCTCTATGGCAAGGCACTGGAGTTCTACCCGTCGGATTGGTATCGAGCTGCTCACCGGTACCGCAAGATCCAGCGATACTGGAATGAGTTCCCCAAGCAGTCCATCCCTTGCCGGATCTGCATCCGATCGGCGAGTATCTATAAGAAAGGTTGATATGGCAACAACAAGACTATATGCGGACGGTACCGCAGTGACAGCAGCACGATCCAAGGAACAGATCGAGAAGATAATGCGGCGCTTTGGGACCACTGAGTTTCTGAGCGCCAACACGCCACAGTTCGCGATCCTGATGTTCAATGTCCGGAATAAGGAGGGAGAAGTCTGGCGCATCCGCTACAACATGCCTCTCCCCCAACCGGAAGAGTTCGAAGGTCCTGTACGTTCCAACCAGTACAAGCAGCGCACCGCGCAGCAGATCGCCATCCTCGTGGACAAAGAGACAGACCGCCGCTGGCGAGCATTGGTGCGCGGGATTGAGGGCAAGCTCATTCTTGTGGAGTCGGATATTGAGAGCATAGAGCAGGCGTTTTATGCGAACGTTGTCGTGCCGGATGGCTCTCCGATGGGCACCACCGTCTACGAGGCTACCCACGAGCCGATAAAGCAAGCCTACGCGACCGGTCAGATCCCGCCGTTGCTGCCGGGCATCCGCATCATTGAACGGCAGATTTCTGGAAAGGAATAAAACAATGGCAAAGAAACGAGTAGTCGTCCCGGCAGATAAAGCGCCGGAATTGGAATCACGGGATGGCCTCGGAGTTGGCATCCTACAGGACAAGGAGCGAGATGTCCTTGTGGCGATGTTTCTGTATGGCCAGCCGGACCACAGCGCCTCACATGAGGATGTAGAGACCGTTGTGAGATGGGCTGAAATGACGCGGATCGACAACGGAATGCTTGACAACGTTCTGAGCGGCAGCATGATGCCAGTTCTGGATGATGGTCAGGTCGCCTTTAAGCTCACTAAGAAAGGAGAGCACCTGGCTCGCGAGATGGTTTCCTCCGTTACACCGGCCCAGATCAAACGGCCCCTCTCCGGAGAGGCGTTCCAGGATCTCGAAACCGCGCTGGCCGCGATCAGCGACACCAGCACATACAACTGCGCCTATGATGAGGGGCAGCGGCAGATCATCCTGATGGCATTGCATAAGCTACGGAAAGAGCGGCCCGGCCTGGACTATGCGCTTGGGGAAATCGAGAAGCAGTTAGGGGGACAGATCGAGTGGCCGAGCGAACCTACATAATCCGCGATGATCCCCGCGCGATATCCGGCCAGTCGATCCAGTGCCTGATCTGCGGTCGCACCAGCCACCACCCAGACGATGTGAAACACCGGTACTGCGGCTATTGCCACCGCTTCCATGAGGATGTCCGTGGGCCTGCCGACGAGCTGCTACGCCATGTGGTTCTCCAGGAGCAGTCACCGGAGAACTATGCGGACCATACGCCATATCGAGCAGCCATGATCAACGCACGGCTGCGCCTGGCGGTCGCGCTCGGGTATCCAGCGGCACGATCGGAGGATCTGCTTGGTGGCATCGTCGATCTACCCACCGAGCCGTCTGAGATCGTGACGGTCATGACGGATCTGGCCCTTCAGGTGCATCGTTGGAAGCGCTTCTATCAGGAAGCGTGTGTCGAGATCTGGCAGTTGAAGGAGACGGAACGGATTCGAAAGGCCAACGACAAAGGGAATCGTTCCCGTCAATAATAAAACGACTTAACAAACGAGCACATAATAATAATTATCGGACGATGCAAATAGACATAAATATGACAATATTGGAGATATCTAACTCCTTATACAGAGCGCATATGGAGCAGCAAGAGCTGTTTCTATCCGAGCACCTGGACAAAGCCACCACTCATAATCTCTGCTACTATCCCGCGCGTCAGATCCGCGAGGGAAACACAACGATATTTGAGCAGCCGATAGCGCTGATCCCGAAGAGCGATCAGAGCATCTATACCGAATCGGAGGCAAGGACTTTGTTTCCGTTCACTGTGACCAGGCGCGCGCTAACAGTCATGCTTCCTATACCTAATGCGAACTTGGATAATACTGAATTTGGGAGTAAGCAATGAGACTTATAGAGTTCTTTCCAAACCGGATCGATCGGTACATCGCGGCCATCGCCCGGATCGAGCGCGACGATGCTCGCCAGGTCGGCGGCACACGCCATGCGGTCCTGGTCACGATCGGGTATCAGCACAAGCTGATGAGTGCTATCTTCGAAGCCGATCCGGAGGTGCATCACTTCCTCTCCTGGGAGAAGGTACAGGAGCGCTTCCCGTTTGAAGATCCGCACCTCATGATAGTTGCCTATCTTGTTGTCGCGGAGCTGCTCGGGCGTCAGCCAATTGGCCATGAAAAAACGGTTGATGCGTTAACCATTAATCTCGACTGGGAGCATGGATGGAGAGATCAGCTCGTACCGCTGATAGAAAGCATAGGTAAGCAATGAGACGGCCTGATTGGGAGCGTGCGGCGCTCACCCTATTTTGTTGCGCGGTGTGGTTGCGTGTGCCTGCCAGTGGCGATAGTTTGTTGCGCTGGGCGCTCGTCATCCACACCCTCATCATCTACTACCTCGTCAAGGAGATCTTGAAAGCAAGAGCCTCAAAAGGGCGCGGGGTCACCAATGTTTCCTTCTCTGGCGTCAACGGCCAGGGACTTACAGCGGAGCAGATCGGGCGGGAAGTGGCAAGGATGATCGATCGGCAATCATCAACCCGTAGTGGCGATAACAAGTTTAGCGCCTAAACGTTGACAACATAGCCATTTCATTGCTATGATTATCCAATAAATGAAAACGCCACCCTGCTGTCAACAGAGCGGCGTCTTCAAAATGCTTCACGAAATGCAGGCGTGAGGCATATCATCCGGGCCAACCAGCGCGAACCATCGGCCCATAGGAGTGTGTGATGTCAGTATACCCAACCGGGACGGCCACTGTCAATGCCGATCCCTCTTCTAAAGGCACGTCTGCCCAAGCAGACAATGAGATCGATCCGGTAATGGATCTCCTCGGCTCTGGCCGAATCGTCGCCCACCGCGTGGATCTCGCTCTCGCAGTAGGCAGCACGACGGCGGGCCTCCTACTCTCTCAATTCTGGTTCTGGACCCGTACACCCACCGCGCAGAAACGCAACGGTTGGTTCTGGATGACGATCGAGCAGATCAGCGAACAGACCGGCCTATCCTACGAGGAGCAGATGACCGCGCGAAAGCGACTGGTCAAGATAGGTGTCCTGGAGGAGCAGAAGAAGGGCAACCCGATGAAGCTCTGGTATCGCGTCAAGCTGCCCGAACTCATCCAGATCTTGCGGGAGTACGTAGAAGTCAAAACCAAACTTTGGGCAAAGCCCAATGCTGAACATTCGGGAATCCCCAATGCTGAGGATACGGGAAACCCAATAGATGGGAATCCCGAACCCTATGTTTCGGGAATGCCCAAAGATAGGTTTGGGCAACTCCGAAAGATTGCTCGCGGGAAAACCCAAGGATTGACTGAGGTAATCACCAAGGATATTACTGAGATGTCTCCTTCCATGTCCTCTCCCATATCTCTATCATCTCCTCTCCCAGAGGAGACGGACCCCTCGCATAAATGCGATCCCCAAGGGGATAGAGACCCGGACGATGAGACGCTCTCCCTATTCCCAGAGATGCAGGCACCGGATACTCCTATGGTGAATCAAGGGAACAGAGCGCAGGCCGAGCAGGAGACTGCTTTGATGCTCTGGACCGCTACGCTGGGCGAGCTGGCAAACCGCGTCAATGTACCGACTATGGAAACTCACTTTAGATCGCTTACCCCTATCCGCTACGCCGATGGAAAACTAACGCTTGGTGCAAAGACTTCTTTCACGCGCGGCTGGATAGAGCAGCGCCATCGCCCACTGATCGAGGAGATTGCTGCGCAGTTCGCCTGTGAGACGGTCGCGGTCCAGCTAATGACACTCCAGGAAGGAGCCGTTGCAAATGGCTGATGAAGCGCTTCTGAGCCTCGCTGACGTGCTGAAGGAGTTGGGGTGGACTGAGAACAAGGACCGCTCGGCGATGAACCGCTATCTGTCCATTCCTATCATCGACGAGCTGCTCGGTGCGACCGGCAACGGACGCGGAACGAAATACCCTGCTGATCGGCTCTGGCTCTTCCGGGATCTCGCCAAGGCGCACGGGCGGGGAGAGATCTCGCCCAAAACGGCAGAACCATTCCTCCGCCAGAGAATCGCTGCAGGTCCTGCGATCGACGGGATCTTTGAGGAACACCCAGATACCCGTATATCCGAATATACGCCCAACACGGACAATGGAACTGGTCCGGCTGCCGGATCGGGCGCGGTGGCTCTCTCCCCCATCGTTGCGGGCCAGGTCGAGCAGATCGGGAGGACGTTCGCCGATACCTTCGCCGAGATCGCCATCCAGCGCTTCAAAACCTCTGGCATCTTGCCACCGGTAGAGGATCGCCTGATAGATCAAACGGAGGCCGCGCAGCTCCTGGGCCTGACGGATAAACCCCACCTCGTTGGTCGCCGGGTCCCGCCCGTGTTACGCGGCCAGTGGAGCCGGAACATGGTGCTGCAGCACATCGCGGATCTCGTTTCCAAAGCACAGGAGAAAGCGCAAGCCAAGGCAGCAAAGCGGCAAAAGAAACACGGCCCCCAATACAGGGATTGAGAGGAGATGACCGGATGTTCGTATATACGTATATACGAACATCCGGCTCGCAACTTCGTTTCTGAGCCAGGTCACAACTCCCGTGAGAGCTTCCGGGTCATCTTGCCCTGCGCCTTATTCGCGTTGTCGTTGTAGATCATCAGCGTGCGCGGATCGGAGTGCCGGGAAAAGTCCTGGGCCTCCACCAGGTTCCCGCCATTCAATCGCAGGACCTCGGTGATCGCCGAGTGCCGGAGCTTGTGCGGTGTCACCCGGACGCCGATCGCCTCGCCGAACGACATCACCACGGAATATAAACCATCCCTGGTGAGCCGGGTACCCGCGTATTCCTTCCGGTGGTCACAGGAGAGCAGCAGCGGCCCCGTCCCGATCGGACCCTTCCCCTTCCCCGTCTGCTTCCATCGCTTCGTCTCGATCAGATATTGCTCGATCGCATCGAGCGCCTTGGCGGAGATATCTACCCATTCGGTGCGTGTGCCCCGGCCCTTGCCCCTGATCCGGAGCCGACGATCGACCATAGATAGATCCGCAAGATTGATGGCGACGATCTCCATGCAGCGGAGGGCGTTCTCCAGGCCGAGGCGCAATATCACGAGGTCCCGTTTCCCCTTCTCCGTCGACACATCCGGGAGAGCGATGAGACGGCGCATGACCTTGAGGGAAACGCCACGAGTGTCTCTGTAGGGCGTGACGTGTTCCGAGGTCACCAGGCCGCGCCCGTCGGTGAGCGAGTACCCGAGCGCGTGGCAGCGCGACAGAAGCGATCGGAGACTCGCCAGGCGACGGTTGACCGTTGCTTCGCTCATCCCCTTCTTGATCTGGTCCGCCTTGAACTTCTGCAGGTCCGCTGCGAGTTTCGGTACCGGCTGGGCCGCCCATTTGATCACATCTGCAGGCGTATAGTCCTCGCCAAAATATTTGCGATAGTCGAGAGCATAGGCAGCGCGCGTGTCGGCGCTACGTGAATTGTCGAGAACGAGGGCAACGACATCCGGGGGAGTTTCGCCAGGCGTCTCGGTAACATCATCCTCTACATCGACAAGAGGATCTTCCACCGTGACCAGGCGTAAGTGATTGACGCGATCCGGGTTGACAGTCCGGCCAGTCAAATCTCCACCAGAACCACGCCGCTGCATCGGCGAGTTTCCAGGCATGGACCATTATTGCATGGCACCGGGAGCGCTGGCAAATCTCACGAAATCCATTTCGTGAAGGTGGAAATTTGGTACGGATAATAACGCCGGGATAATGCGCTGCTCGACCATCGGCGATATCTTTCCGCGCCGCGATCAGGACCGCGTAAGTGGCATTGCAACAGCATCCCGTTGGAGTGGTCACCCGCTGCCGGCAGTGACTTTAAGAAAGAAAGCTATTGCGGTATTATTAGGTACGGATAATACGAATTAAGATTACCAAATCCGAGAGGGAAATGGCTCTTATGGTTTGCGATATCCGAACAGCCGTATATACGTATATTCGCCCCCTGGGAGCGTGCCAGATCGGCCATCCAATGAGCCATCAATGTGCCAGCGCTGCCATATGGCCAAAATATACGATTGTACGATGTTCGGTTGTACGAATATTCGGATATACGTATATCCGTACAAAATTTTCTACCTGGCCACCACCCAAATATGGCACGATAATTGAGGATAGAACGGCTGTTTTTCTGTCTCCCCCAGAAATCGAGGTCAGTAGTGAGTGTGGTAGTATCGCTCCCCGAAAAAGAGATCCGGGCAAAGGTGCCGTGTCGTCCTGGTGTACACACCGTTCCCCAGCGCCGCGTCGTGCGCGTGAGATTCGACACGTCGAGCCGCGCGGCCAATCGTTATGGTGCCGATATCAAGGTACGGATTCTTTACCTCCGCCTGGAGACCGGCGCGAGCGCGGCTAAGATCGCCGACCGACTCGGATGCAGCACGAACTTTGTCTGCGATGTGATCAACGCATCCCTCTCGCAGATCCAAAACGCCCCCAATAACTGACTATTTTCATTATTTCGGCCACGGTTTGAGGGGAAAACCGTGGCCGAAGCTCTTTTCACTTCATTGCTATGCGGGTATAACCCGGCCTATAATTTTTCTGTCAGTTGATGGTTGATTGATAGTCGATGGTGTTTCTTCCATCTGATCGTTGTGCAGCGCTGATCCGGGGGAGTCCGCGCTGCCACTCCCTTCTCCTCTCCCACCACGGACCTCACCGGTCCCCTTCAGGAAACCAAATATGCCCGAATCCACTCCGGCAGCGTCCGCTGCTCTTCCTCATTACTTCACCGGTGCCGATCTCGAAAAGCTTGCTCATGGTGAGGTCATTGGCTCCAACTTTGATCTGTTCACCGCCGCGAAGGTTATCCGCAAAGATCCTTTGAACAAGGCCGCCAAGCAGATCTATACCTACGATCTGCTTTCGAAGCAGTTCGTGCTCTACATCGAGCTACCCGACAGCAATACCGCAGCCCATGTGGCCGGGGCACTCAATGCGTGTCTGGACTGTCCTATACCGCTCACCAAGCACGCCCTCAAGGATGCTCGCGCCGAGGTGGCACATAAGATAACCGAGATCAATTCTCTGAAGCGCGCCAAGGAGCAGGCAGAGCGTGAACGGGATGAAGCGAAAAAGAGCCGGTCCCGCGATATGTCTTTCCTGATGGAAGAGGACCCGAGAGGCTGCCATGATTTCATGGTGCGAATCAATGGCTCTGCTGCCGTCCGTATGTCCCCTGACGAAGTGGCCTATGAGGTGGCCAAAATGTTCGATAGCTATAAGGGACAGATATACGCCAGGCGTGTTATGTTTCCCGGCATTCCCCACTAATCCCCTGCTTCCTCCATCTTCCTCTGGCCGGTGGACAGTGGTTATACCACCCACCGGCCCCTTCCTCCCCTCAAAACCCTCCTATGGCAGATCCCGAAATAACCACCACTCCCGCTCCCGTTGCCACCATCGCGAGCAAGCTCATTCCGATCACTCTGGACGACTTCATCCAAAAGCAGTTTCCTAACCTCCTCGGCGAAAAGAAGAAGGGCGCTCGTCGCCGTCGTTTCGCTCCGATGTTCACCCGCGCCGCGCTGGCCAACCTGCGTCGGCTCTCCGGATTCACGGCCACCGCGAAGGTCCTCACCTGGTTTGCGTTCCAGCGTGGATATCGCCTCACCACGAAGCAGAGCACTCCGCCACAGATCCGGCAGATGCGCTTCGGCCATCCGGTGAAGGTCGATCCACCGTTCCGCCGCAAAACGACCGGACAAAACGCCGGAAAGTTGGTGTAATCCAATGGGAGATGTGTCTCCTCAAAATTCCGCATCGCCTACCCCGGTACAGCTTAGTCTGTTGCTGGAGGAACAGGCCCAGCGCTTCTATCGCTCTCGCGACAACAACATTGCCGAGAGGATCATCGACCAGCTTCTGCCCATGATCGGCAGGACCGGCAGGCGTTACATCAATCCTCACCGTCCGGGGCTTTCTCGCGATGAGGTGATCCAGGCCGGGCGCGTGATGGTATTCACAGCGCTCCGGCGCTTCGATCCTCGCCAGGGAACAACCTTCAAAACGTTCGTCTACAATGCCCTCCGTAACCAGATGATGAACTACGCCCGCGATCATGGCAGCTCGAATATCACGGAGCCTGCCAATTCCAAAGAGCAGCGCCGCCATCTGAAAAAGGCACTGGAAACATCGCCGGATGCAACAGTGGAGGAATTGGCCGAGCAGACCGGAATGACGGTCGCCGCCGTGCAGCGGGTGCTCGCGACAGAGCGATCGGTATTGCCGACGGTTCGTTTCGGCAATGGCAATGATGTAGCGCATGGCATGGTCGATCCGGAGCGCAACCCGGCTTTTGCCGTCGATTGGATAGATGCCGCCGATGCGCGGATCATGCTCGATCAAGCCATGCCTCATCTCTCCGAGATTCAGCGGACGGTTATCACCCGCCGTTTCTTCGAACAGGAAACGCTGCAGGAGATCGCCTCCGATCTGGGGTACTCGGAGGAAGGCATCCGCCAGATCCAACTCGGAGCGCTTCGCCGTCTACGCTCTCTCATCGGGGAGCAGGAAACGCTGGAGGACTAAAAGGATGCCTCTGCTCATTCACTTCCTGCTGCATCTGCCGCCCTGGCTGATTTTCCTCTTAATGGCGATCCATTGTGCATCCGCCGGGGAGAATCTGGGCCGTGCTATCGGCTTGTGGTGCCGTCTCCGTGAACTCGGTACCCAGGCCGATCTTCACCGAAGAGAACGCAAGGCCGCGATATATCTTGCCCTCGCCATGATGAAGATGGCGATCGTTTTATTTTTGCTTCAACAGCTTCCGGCGCACCCCCGATAGCCTCATCGGACATTCCCTGTCAATGTCTTCGCTCCCAGGGGATAACGGCAACCTCGCCGCCACCGGTGCCAGCGCCACACCGGTTTGATCGATTTGTACGGATATTCGAACAGTCGGATATACGAATATACGCCTCGTTAGAAGGATGCCATCATGTCCGAGCAGAGAACATTAGAACGTATCGCTTTCGTCGCCTATTGCGCCGTCGTCGGCCTGATGCTTCTTGCTCTGGCGGTGTTCGGTCCCGGAAAGTGACGGACCTGAAAGATGTCTCCTTCGTATCCGGCCTCGTCAGCTCGATCGAGGGCGGTCCTGATCACTCCGAGAGCAAGCGCCGCCTTTGTACCTATTGCGGATATGAGCCTCCTTACAACACCGCTGGAGATGCCATCTTGGAGACTCGCCCGATCTGCCCGCGCCCGATCTGTGGTTGGAAAAACGGCAAGGACTCCGTACTCACACCGCTTACTGAGAGTGAACTCAGTGAACTCAACGAAATCATAGAGCGCGAGAGAGATGCCAAAGCCCAGGACATATAGCCAGTTTGAGCATGACTTCGCGCTGATCCACCTTGAGAAAGCCGGTGGAGATTTCGTTAAGGCTGCAAAACTCGCGGGCGTCGAGGAGCGTGCACTGCGCTATTGGGCAGCCGGTGGCAACGAGACACAGATCACCGATGAGGTCATCCAGCGCGGCGTGCTGGAGGAGGGATGGGAAGCGGAAGGATACGAGCGCCCCTACCCCGCACAGCCGTTGGCCTTGCTGCATCGCACTCCGATGCTCTGGGCACCGGATCATCATTTTTCGGAGTGGGTGCGGGATGTGTACCTGCTCCCCAGTGGACCGCTCTACAACCCGGATCACTGGTATCTTCGCGATGCCAAGATCGGATACCTCTGGACCAACGCGGAATCGTACAGAGGCAAGGACAAGCAGACTGTTGCCCAGGCGGAACTCGTCGGTGGGAAAGTCGGCAACCAGTGGCAGACGAAGCAGTACTGGTTTCAGCTCATGGGATGGTTCGGCGATCTCCCTGATTTCGTCCTGCGCTTCGATGCTCCCGTTCTGGCCGAGTACTCCGATCGAGACTTCTGTGCGGTGGTGGACCACGAGCTATACCACTGCGCCATAAAACTGGATGACTTCGAATTACCCCGTTACGACCGGGAGAACAACTTCATCTGGTCACAGCGGCCACACACCTCCGAGGAGTTTGATCGTGTCGTGGGCCGGTACGGATCTCACCTTGCTGCAGGAGGATCTGCAGAGATTATCGCCGCTTCCAAGCAGCGCCCGGAGGTCACCGACGAGCAGATCGCCGAGGCGTGCGGAACCGGAAAACTCAATCCCTGGAACGATTAGTCGCTTCCGTTTAGTTTTATTTAGTTTTATGCAATGGCTGATCTGCAGGAGGAGCACAAGCTCTTAATTATTGAGCTATTAGCAACAGGACATTCATCGGCTGAGACGATGGATGCCTTCGCGGATATCTATCCGCAGCAGAAGCTCACCCCCCAGCAGATCAGCTCTTATAAGCCCGGCACGATGGCGGGAAACCGGATGTCAGAGGAGCACAAGCAGTACTACTGGGAGACCAGGGAACGCTTTCTCTCCGATAGATCGGCGATCCTCATCACTCATGAGACGTATCGCCTGGCGAAACTCCAGCGCATCCTGGATTCTAAGCAGGCCAAGAATCCAGAGATCGTCCTGAAAACGATCAAACTCTATGAGGAGATCAAGGGCGGCGTCTACAACCGCAAGAAAGAGGAAGGCGGCATTGCAGAGGGGTTGAAAACCCTCCGGCACTTCCTCGGTGTCCAGGACCCGAAACCTGCGGAGTCCGGCAGTGGCGAGTGATCGCGCCCTGGAGTTGGCGCGCAGGATCTGGAAATGGCAACCGCATTCCGAAGGGCAATACCAGTGGATGCGCTCCGAGGCCAAGGTCAAGATCGCTGCCTGTGGTCGCCGTTGGGGTAAGTCGGAGAGCACTGCTCTCGACATCGTTCTCTATGCGCTGGAACATCCCAACACCAGCCAGATCATAGTTGCGCCGACGGCGGACCAGACGACGATCATGATGGATGAGGTAGAGCGCAGGTTCTACTCTATTCCTGGATTCGAGGTCGGGGTTGACTTTGACCATCGGAGATCTCCCTACAATGAGATCACGTTTAAGGATGGTTTATCGGGCGCAGCCAACGCACAGAACCTGACTCTGCCCACGCAGATCATGGCGCGAACAGCGGGTACCAGTGGGCGCGGCCTCCGTGGTCGCAAGGCACACCGGGTCGTTGTCGACGAGGCGGCGTTCATCTCTGAGAAGATTATGATGAACGTCATCACTCCGCTCCTTGCGGACTATGACGGTCAGCGTGTGGAAGTGAGCAGCCCGGACGGCCTCAACCATTTTTACGACGATTTCCAGCGTGGCCAGGACGATCAATATCCCGACTACGAATCGTTCCAGTTTCCGACCAGCAGCAACCCATACATCCCGGAGGACTATCTCGCAAGAGAGAAGCTGGTCAAACCGGAAGCCGCCTATCTCCAGGAATACGAAGCCGCGTTCCGCTCTGGTGAGGGAACGATCTTCCGCAAGGTGCATGAAGCACTCGGGAGAGCCAGGGCGCAAGAGCGTGCGATCCGGGGTCACCAGTACCTCTTTACGGTGGATTGGGGACAGTCGAATGACTTCACCGTTATCGCCGTCGTGGATCTCGGGAGCAGGGAACTCGTCCACCTGGAGCGCTTTAACGAGATCTCCTGGCGCATCCAACGTGCGCGCCTGATCGCTCTATTCGAGCGGTTCCTCCCGATCAATATAGTTGTCGAGGCGAACAGCATCGGCGGCCCGAACATCGAAGCGCTGCAGGACGAAGGTCTGCCGGTTATCCCGTTCTGGACGACCAATACCACCAAGCGCACGATCGTTAATGAACTGGTTCTCGCCCTGGAGAGAGGCAACTTTGCCCTGCTGGACGATCCGAACATCAAGAACGAGCTGCTCTCCTTCGCAGGGAAACGCTCCCCTATCGCGGGGACGATGACCTACTCCGCTCCCGAGGGCAAGCATGACGATATCGTGATCGCTCTCTGCCTCGCTGCATGGGCCATGAACGATGTCTCGATCGTTTTTCCCTCTGGCTCCGCAGCCGTTCCTTCCGCCCCTGGTGGCATCGCCTCCTACAAGCCGCGCTAACTCCATGACTACCGACGATCTTCAGCCGCTGCCGAAAGCCAACGTCTCACCGATTCTCACTGAGGAGGTTACCGACGGTTCGTTGCTGGCCGCGCCGATGCCCCCACCCCCCGATCGGGAAGCCAACGGTAACATCGAGCTGCACGCAGGAGCTACCGAGGAGTATCTGACCTCACCGATCGCAATGGCCGGTGGAGACTACTCCTCCGCCCTGCAATACGCACGATCGCTGCCGGACTATATCGACGACGCAACGCAGGATTTCGGGCCGGACCTCTATGAGCGGATGGCGCTCGATCCCCATATCCGTGGGGAGTTGAACAACTACAAACTCGCGGTATTAGCCGGTGGCGTGCGCCTCTTGCCCGCCTTCGAAGATAGCCGCGACGACGTGGAGCAGCAGCGCAAGCATAAGATCTCCCAGGCCATTCTGCAGTTCTGTCAGACTGCGCTCGATGAGCTGGAGACACCGATTGATGAGGTGCTCGACGATACCCTCTCCTGCATGTATTTAGGCAACCGTCTGGGAGAGATCGTCTATCGCCGCGACGGCGACTATCTGATGCTTGACCGGCTTGCCATCAAGCACCGCCGCTCCTATGCCTATGTCTCCGACTCTCGCGGTCGCACGATCGGTGTGCTGGGAGCGCTGGCCGGTCAGGCGCAGACCCAGGTGATCCGCCCGGAGATCGTTGTCGATCCGGCCAAAACACCGAACCTGCTGCCTATGAGCAAGTTCCTCCGGATGAGCTGGCGACCCGTCGGAGGCGATCCGCGCGGCACGAGCGTCCTGCGGCCCGCATATAACCCGTGGTGGCAGAAACGGCAGACCGAAGTCGAGTTGGCAAAATACATCGCTCAGTTCGCAGGATCTGGCCTGGTAATCACCCTACCAGAGAACGCGAAACCGGTGATCCGTCGCAACCCCGATGGCACCGTGGCTAAAGATGCCAACGGCGACAACATCCTGGATCACCCGTCGGAGACAACCCTTTCCGCCGCTCGGGACTATAAAAACGGATCAGTGCTGATCCTTCCCTTTGGCAGCGAGTATGGCAACATTGTCACCACAGGCGCGGGCACACCCTTCTTCGAACAATTAGAGCGCTGTGATAAGGAGATCTCCAAGGCGATCCTCGGCCAGAGCCTCGCGACCAACGAAGGACAGCACCAGGCGCGCGCGGCATCGAGCGGACAGAAGGATGTCATGGATGTGCTCATCCAGTATGGCGAGGAGCGACTTTCCGCAGTCCTCCGGCGCGTGCTGAAGCTGCTCATAGAGATCAACTTCGGGCCGTCCTATGTTCCGTTCACCCCCTATGTTTCTCTCTCCGCTGCCGAGGAGGCAGATGTCGAGAAACTGGCGACGGCGTTCTCGCTGATTGGCTACACAATGGCGAAGTCGCAGCTTCCCCAGGCCGATATCAAACTCGGCTTTGCCCCGAGAAGCGAAGACGACGAATCGATGCAGCCCACGCCGACGGTCCAGACCGGCTCGCAACAACCGGCCAACACGAACCAGACCGAGCCGATGGACGCGAGTAAAAAAAAACGCTCTTTAGCTCTATCTTCTTCGACATAGAGCAGCTTGATATCGCAGAGGTTCGACAGAGCGCCATTGAGCGCGCCGTCCAGCAGTTCCGCACTCAGTTCCGGAAGCGTGAAGATGGAGCGGTGCGGGATGTCCTGAAGGCTTACGACTCGGTAGAGAAAGCGATCGCCGAGAACCAGCAAGAGCTACTCGATCAGATCCAGGAGGCCGAGAGCCAGGGGGAGACGATCTCTCCCTCATGGCTGGTAGAGCAGAAGCGGTATAGCGATCTTCTGGATCAGATCCACAAGGCCGCTGCAGATCTCTCCGGCGCATCCTCAAGCCTCACCACTGCTCAGGAGGGCGCGGTCCTCTTCGGTGCCGCTACCGCCGAGCGGCTTACCTATATTGCTGCCGGTGGGGAGAGCGTCGCCAGAGCAGCAGGCATCGTTTTCAACCGATTGCCGCAAGAGCAGCTCCTCGCCGCCGTAGGAACCACCGCTGACGGATCGCCGCTCTCCACGCTGTTCCAGGATCTCGCAGGAGACAGAGCCGACCAGGTCAGGCAGACACTTCTGGCCGGGATCGGGTCCGGATCGAGCAGCACACAAATCGCAAAGGATCTGCAGACCGTTGCCGATATCTCCCGCGCCAGGGCAGCAACGATCGCCCGGACGGAACTGCACCGTGCGGCCAGAGTGGCGACGATCGATTCCTACCGCGCCTCCGGCGTCGTCGAGGGTTGGTATTGGGTAGCAGCTTGCGATCGTAGGACCTGCGCGGCGTGTTGGGCGATGCAGGGCACCCTTCACCCGAACGACGAGGAGTTTGGGAGCCATCCCTCCTGTCGTTGCTATGCCAGCCCTGCGCTGAAAGATTTCCGCACCTCGCCGGATCAGCCGGATGTGCGACCAGTACCGGCGACCGGCGCGGATAAGTTCGCGGCGCTCACCGAAGCGGAGCAGCGGGAGATCCTGGGACCAACCCTCTATAAGCAATACGCCGACGGCGATCTCGACCTCTCGGACATGGTCCATGAGACGAGCGATCCAAAGTGGGGAACCACCCGCAACGCTGCTTCCATCGCCCAGGCGGCCATCAACGCCGCGAACCGACAAACGGGAAAATAACCATGCCGACTATCGATTTCTCCATTCAGACCAAAGAGGGCGACGATACTTTACGTGCTCGCTTCTCCGTCTCCCCTGGCGCGGGCCGCTACGTCGATGGCAATTTCGCTGTCTACCCGAACTCCCTCCTGTTCCGATCGGGAGAGTACGCAGACAAGAAGTTCTCCATGACGCCGGAGGAGCTGAACGCTGCTGCAGAAAACTGGGTTCGCCTTGGCGGCAATATCCAGCATACCGATTTCCTCAAGGGAGAGGCCGCGTTCATCGATCGCACCTGGACCGAGCAGGAATCCGACGATACGACCGTGCTGCGCGGGATGGTGCGCGTGCCGCTCGGTCTGGATGAGCTTCTCCGCAAAGAAGATAAGCACATCTCTTTGGAGTGGAACCGGGCGGGCAAGTTCGCCGAAGGGTTCGCTCTCTGCACCAATCCCCGCATCCCCGACGCGGCCCTTATGTCCGCAGTAAACCCCAAGGAAAAATCCCCCATGGCAAACTTCTTTGATGATCTCAAAGCCCTCTTCACCAAGAATGGCGTCGTCATCCCCGGCGAGGCCGCACCCGCCAATCAAGATCGATCGCAGGAGCGACCTGCCGAGAACGAGGAGCTGAAGAAGCTCCGCCAGCGCGTGATCGAGCAGGACGCAGCGACGTTCGCCGAGGCCGAGTTTACTGCCGGTCGCTGCACCCCTGCCCAGAAGCCCGGTCTCATCGGCGAATATGTCCAGGCCGCGACCGACGATGCCCTACTCCCCTCGCAGGTCTCGTTTAGCGTTGCTGGCGAGCAGAAGAAGGGCACTCGCGTCGAGGCCCTGATCGCTCGCCAGTCCGGACGCCATGCGATCGATTATACGCACGAGATGATGGCCGATATCCCCGAAGATGCCCACGTTCTCGGCGAAGAGCCTGCAGAGTTCGCTGCGAGCAATGGCCGTTCCAAGAAGCCGGTGCTTGATCCGACAACGATCTACGGTCGCCGCGCGAAAGCGATCGCACAGTCCCAGCGCTAAACCACCTCCTAAGCGCTGCCTCTATCCACCCTCTTTCCTTCTTTCCTTTTCTCCCCTTTTGAAAGGCTCCCTCCATGGCTACCTACAACGACGGCCCATATGATGCCGAGTTTCTACTCTCCGAATTGCCGGGTTGGCAATCCCGTGAAACCATCACCCTCAAGGACACGGGCGACGATACCCCGGCAGTCCTGGCCACCACCATCCTCGGTAAGATCGTGAGTGCAGCGGCGACTGCGGCGGCGGTCGCTGGCAACACCGGCAACGGTGCGTTCGGTGCTGTCACTACCAGCGCTGGCGTCAAGGTCGGTGTCTATAAGGTCTACTTTATCGAACCGGGCACCAATGCGGGCCGGTTCGTCGTGGAAGATCCGGACGGTATCGAGGTGGGCGTTGGCACTGTTGCTGTCGCGTTCACTGGCGGCGGTCTCTCCTTCACCATCGCGGACGGTGCCACGGATTTTGTCTCCGGTGATGCGTTCACGGTCACCGTGGCAGCCGGATCGGGCAAATACGTCGCTCTAAACCTCTCTGCCACCGACGGCTCCCAGAACCCGGCTGGAATCCTCTGGGCGACCACCGATGCCAGCAATGGCGATATCGCGGCGGTCGCAATCATGCGCGGCGCAGAGGTCAAGTCGACCAACATCATCTATCCGGACGGTGCCACCGACAACCAGAAGGCCGCGATCGTCGTGGCTCTTGCTGCACTCGGCATCTTCGTCCGCACCACTCTTTAATCGCCCTCTTCTTGTTCGAATGTACGGATATCCGTACATCCGAACATCCGAATATTCGGTCTCCACTTTCCCCAAAAACCGGCATCCACTGCCACCTCTGAGGCTCCTCCATGACACTCAATATCTTCAAAAACGATGCGTTTAGCCTGACATCGCTTACGGCTTCTATCAATGAGATGCCGTTCACTCCTGGGCAGGCCGGAGCGCTGGGCATCTTTGACGAGGGCGGTATCTATACCGACTCGCTCATGATCGAGAACGAGCAAGGCTCTCTCGTCCTGATCCCCTCCACACCGAGCGGTAGCTCCCCTACCTATATCGTCCGCGATCCGCGCCAGGTCCGCACCTTCTACACGGCACGCCGCGCCCTGGCTGACAAGATCTATGCGAAAGAGATCCAGAACAAGCGCCAGTTCGGCACCGAGAACCAGTTGGTCACCGCGCAGAGCGAGGTCAATAAGCGCGCGGTGAAGATGCTCAAGAGCCACGATGCGACCGTGGAATATGGGCGGATCGGCGCGATAAGGGGCGTTGTCTACGATGCCGACGGCACCACGGTAATGTGGAACCTGTTCAATGAGTTCGGGATCTCGCAGACGCAGGTGGACTTCGTGCTCGGCACCACCACCACGGATATCCTCACCAAATGCCGCGAGGTCCGGGAGAATATCCAGGATGCGCTCGGCGCTCAGGGCACGGATGATATCACCGTCACCGTCTTCTGCGGCAAGGACTGGTACGACAAGTTCATCGCCCACACGGCGGTCAAGGAAGCGTATAAATATTACCAGACCGTCCAATCGCAACTGAACCCACTGCAGCAGGACCTGCGATACAAGGGCTTCACCTTCGGCGGCCTGACCTTCGTGGTCTACCGTGGTGTGGTCAAAGGACCGAGCGGACTGGTGACCTTCGTTCCTGCCGACAAGGCGTATGCTTTCGCGACCAACATCCCGGAGCTGTTCATCACCCGGTACTCGCCTGCTGACTACATGGAGACCGCGAACACCGAAGGGCTGCCGCGCTACATGAAGATGGCCTTCGATCCGGAGTGGAACCGCTATGTGGCCGTTGAGACCCAGAGCAACCCGATCTCCCTCTGCACCCGTCCGGCGTCCCTCATCGAGCTGATCACCAGCAACTAAGGCGGACAGTCCCATGGCAAACGTCACCCTCTCACAATCCCAGATCCAGCGCCTATTGCGGAGCGTTGGACGGCCAGATGATTCCGATATCCAGGCGGATATCCCCAGCTTCATCCAGGAGCGTCAGGAGAGCAACCCACTCTCCTGCGTCTCCACCCGGCTGCTTTACCTCTACGTTCGCGTGGATGTGATCGATGGTCTCATGGGCGGGACCTGGGAATTGGTGACCTGGAAAGAGGGTGACGAGCAGGACAACGACTCCGACAAACTCAAGGCGCTGATCGCCATGAAAAAGTCAGTCATGGAGGAGATAGAGGAGCTGGAGGAGGAGATCTCCACCGGCATCACGGGGGGCGGCCAAACCGCTCTCGTCGGACAGCTCGCAACAACCCATACGGTGATGCACCCCTGCCATCCGAACCCCAATGATCGGCGCTACGCCGGAGATCCGCTCCGTGGGCGGACCTGGAGGCCATAGGTATGCCACGAGAGATCGTCCAGGTTGTGGTAATCCGGCCCGGCATAGGGAAAATACGAAACGGGCGTGGCGGCCATACGGAAGCGCCCACCGAGACACCTATCGACGGCTCCCCCTTTTATGCGCGCCTCTTCCGTGCTGGTGATAGCGGCGGAGGATGGATGCGCGAGGAGGGCAAGCCGGGCGACGTGACGATCGAGAAGCGGCGAGTACTTCGCTTTATGGATGCGATCGCGGCCAGAGCCGTCCAGGAAGGCGATATCGCTATCGTCCCCGCGTGCGAGGCCACCGGTGGACAGGAGATGCGTGCGACTGTACTCCACCTGCGCCTCTATTCCCGATCCATCCAGGCGGATCTTCAGACCGGCGATGCAAAGAGCAACCACGTGGGAGGCACCTAATCATGGCCTCTGAAGTCGATGCTGTGAAAGCGGCGCTGGAGGCAGAGATCAACCGGCTCTACGCCAAAGCGCATATGGCTATGACGGCGGTTGCTGAGGCACTGGAGGGTTGGGCCAAAACCGAGCACAGGTACAAAGACCGATCGGGCGACAACTCCGGAACGATAAAAGGTTTCGTGGATGAAGTATCCGCCGACGCGATCACCGTTCTCCTCTCTGCCGGTATGCCCTATTCAGAATTTCTGGAGACCGCACGCAAGGGCAAGTGGGCATTCCTCATGCCGGTTATCACCAACCACGAAGCCGATATCATCACCCTCATCGAGCAGGTAATGGCAAGCTAATCTTGCCGAATCAAGGTTTCGCAATGTCTGTAACCCTCGGCACCAAAACCGCGATCGTCAGCGCACTGGAGGCGGACAATCCCCTGGTCGATCTTCTCGCCAAGGACCCCGCCGACAATACGGCTCCCGCGATCTTTGAAGGCAACTTCAACAACTCCCCGCAAGTCTACCCGTCGGCAACGTTCCGGCTCAACACAAACCGCCCGGACGCACGTTTCCAGCCGGTCGCCGCTGCTGGAGGTGGTCCGTCCCCTATCCGCTCCATGATCATGGAGATGGAATTGTGGGACGATCGCCCCGACGATAACGATCGCATCGAGCAGATCGCCGATCGCATCGAAGCAGTGTTTGACGGCAAATCGCTCTCTCTCCCGGACGCGGATGGCGGCGGGCGCATCTACCGCTCCATCCTCCAGGTCCGATCCGCTCCGATCTGGGACAACAAGATAGAAGCACACGTGCTTTTTATCAGTGTCTTCCTCCGCATCCACTCCTAAAGGAAACCCATATGGATAACTTCATCTTCTCCACCGGCAAACTCTCCATCGCCGACTTTGACGCCCCGGACTACGAGGATACCGATGTTGTGCCCGCTCTGCAGAGCGCCGACTTCGAACCCAAATGCGACATCAAGACGGTTCGCGAAGCGGCCAGTATCAACATGTATCCCGTTGCCGATGCACAGCACAACTGGCAAGCGCCTCTCAAGGTGAACTTCGCCGGGTTCGCCGAGGCTCTCATCCCCTACTGCACTGGTGCCACAAAGAGCACGTCCGGAAGCAACAACATCTATACGCACGGTGGGGTTAAGAAACCGAAATACGTGAAGATCAAAATCGAGGGCGAGTTGTCCGACGGGCGCGCTGCGACCCTGGAGATCTTCCGTGCCAAGGCACCGGGCCTCCCGATGAACTTCAAAATCGACGACTTCGTTATGCCCAGCCTTGAGTTCACCTGCTTGCCGGTTCCTGGCAGCGATGCCTGGGCGCTCACCATCGCTCAGTCGTAAGAGGAGGCAGCTATGCCGACAAACGTTCCCGGCACGTCGGCGGTATGGATCTCTTCCGCCGTCGTCGTGCCGATACGTAGTGGAGTACATTTTTCCTCCACCGGGATAGTGCGCTGGGACCCGGTAACCCCGACCGATGCCAACGCCGGAGGCCAGCAGACCGGTCTCGGCGACAATAGCGACTATCCTACCAATCCGCTCCTTACCAATTATTACGGGTGCTCGATCCTGCTGTTGCCGGTCGGAGCTACACCGGACGATTCGATCCAGTACACATCGAATGTGATCGGCTTCCCAACCACCAGCCCGACCAACTCCACCGATCCGGTCACAGCCTCATTTACCTATGAGGATCTTCTGACGGCGTGCGATCCGCACAATACCGGTCCCTGGGTGATCTGGTTTCGCCCCAATGATGCCGGACCCGAAGACAACACCGGCTCCTGGTCCATCACCACCACCCTCGTCGCCCCCGAAAGCAACGCCACTATGAGCCGATATCTCTTCTCCACAGGCATCTTCAAAGCCAGTCTGCCGCTGCCGCTCCCCACGATCACACGCCGGGCGAAGGGTACACCGTCGGCAGCCGTGCAGCCGCTTTCCAACCTGACGGACGAGAGCGTGGAAACGCTGGTTGACCTGGTGGCCGCCGACAATACCAACACGACGTTCCAATATCTCTGTCTGGATTATGGTGCGGCGGTGGATCTGGGCCGGATCAGCGTATATAACGTTGCTCTCACCGGTGCTGGCGCATCGCTGCAGTGCTATGTCCACACGGGCTTGATCACCAACGGGGATTTCTCGGCAGCGACGGCAGTACCGGCCACACACACGCCGACAGCCCCAGACAATGACTGGGAATTCGCGCCGGTGTCCGGCACCGTGACAAAGCGGTATCTCTACATCGTCCCCCACTCGGCCAGCGCGGCGACGATCGGCGATGTCGACGTCCGAAGCACCGAGTTCACCCTGGCGGCGATGCAAAATATTAACATCGCGTTGCCGTTCCAGATCAAGACACTCCACGAAGCGGCAGCCGTTTCCCTCTACCCCGTGGCCGACGCTGTTTATGGCGGAAGCGTGCAGGTAGAGCCTGAGTCCGCCGATCTCAATGAGGATGGCATCCGACTCTTCACCGGAGCGATGGTGGACGTTGTGATGACGAATAAGATCCTGCAGCCGGGCAGCGTCACCAGACCGCTGCCATTCGTTGGTGAGCTGATCGCCTATGATACCGACGACCGGAAGGTGCGGATCATCACCTATCACACCATCGCCCCCGGATTCGCGTGGAGCCTCAAGATAGAAGAGTTCGGCTCCAAGAAGCTAACCGCCGTCTGCCGTCTGCCCGATGCCACCAGCGCGAACGTTGGACGTGTATGGCGCATTATCGCCGAACAATAATCAACCGGATATCCGAATATACGCTTTTCGGATATCCGTATATTCAGCCTCTTTCCCTCCCCCAATACCACTGCTCAGGAGCCTCTCCATGTCCGCTACAACCCTTTCCCTCTCCCAGATCGCCGCTGACTTCGATAACGATTTCGCCAATGTCCTCGGCGAAGGTGAAATCAAAGAGTTCCGCAAACTCAAGTGGAACATCCGCTTCCTGGATGTGCTCGACCTCAAGGAGTATCGGAAGCATTTCTCAGGTGGCGAGGGCCTCACGGTCAACCCGGACGACCTGGATCAGGTCCACTATATGTTCTATCTGATCCTACGCAAGTCAGATCCGCGCCTCTCTAATCAGGATGTCCTGGATGAGAATTGGAAGATTACAATGACCGAGGTCGGTCGACTACTGCGCATGAAAACCCTCTCCGATCCCGAGACGCAGGACTTCCTAAATTACATCCTCATCGGATCTGGCCTGAAAGAGACAGCGGAAGAGCAGGCGGAGTCGGCAAAAAACGTGTAAACGGCGCGGGCGGAAAAACGCTCTGCTTGCGCCAGATACTCAACATGGTCCGCTGCAACTACCATCTCGATAGGCCTATCGAGCGGTATACACTGCGCGAACTCAAAGGCATGGTACGGGATCTGCCAAAGGTCCACCCCATGATAGGCGAGCCGGAGGAGGAGAAGCCTACCTCCGGCAAGCCCACTTCTAAATCCGATCGTTCCCCCGACGATGGCACCCTCCACATTCCCCTCGCTTAACCCCTATGGCAACCGCTGCTGCACCGATCACACTCCCCACGATCACAGTCCCTCTGAAGCTCGACACATCGAACCTCCAGAGCGCTCTGCAGACCGCTAACGCACTACTCGGCCAACTCAACACAGTCCTGGACAAAGTGAAGGCAGGGAGCAGCTCCGCCAGCGGTGCGATGAATGAGCAGGCGGCGAGCACCGAGAAGGTCACGGCTGCCACAAAAGAGGCAGCCGAGGCCACCATAGACGCCGCTGAAGCGACGAAGAAGCACACCGATGCTCAGGGCCGGTTGCGCGACGAACATGGTCGATTTGTCTCCTCTTCTAAGAAAGCATCCGATGCTACCAAGGATCTGGAGGATAACCTCAAGAAGACCGAGGGCACTACCCAGCGGTTGCAGGTCAGCCTCAAGGGATTCGTCGACAAACTCAACAGCATCGGCGGTGCGGTGTCGGCGATCTTCTCGGCCAAGGTTGTCGAGGCGCTGAACAAGTCGATCGAGGCCGCGAGCGATCTCAACGAAAGCATGGGAAAATCCAGCGTTGTTTTCGGAAAGAACGACGCGGCCATCCAGGCATGGGCAAAGACGGCTGCCGATAAGATGGGTTTCTCTCGGCAACAGGCGATCGAGACCGCCGCAACGTTCGGCAACCTATTCGAGGGCATTGGAGCGAGCCGGGATAAGGCTGCGGCGATGTCACGGACGATGGTCCAACTGGGATCTGACCTCGCCTCGTTTAACAATGTCGACACAAAGACGGTACTTCAGGATCTGCAGTCCGGACTGACCGGCCAGGTCGAACCGCTGCGGAAGTACGGTATCAACCTCTCCGAAGCGGCGCTGAAGCAGAAGGCGCTGGATCTCGGCCTGATCACCACCACCAAGGGCACACTTCCCGACTCCGTGAAAATGCAGGCGGCCTATGCTTTGATCCTCGCCAAAACGGGCAACGCCCAGGGCGACTTCGCGCGAACCTCGGGAGGACTCGCCAACCAGCAGCGCATCCTGGATAGCAAGATGACCGACCTATCGGCGACGATCGGCGGCATCTTACTTCCGATGAAGCTCAAACTGGTCGGTGTTATCGAGAACCTGATCGCAAAGTTTGAAGCGCTACCCAAGAGCATCCAGGGCGTGATCGTCGTCGCCATCGGCCTGGTCGCGGGCCTGGGAGTAGTGCTTCCCGCCGTCGCCGCCGTGGTGGGCGCGATCGGAGCGATCGGCGTGCCGGTGGCTGCGGCGATCGCCGCGGTGGCTGCCCTGGGCGCGGCGTTCACGATGAATGCGGGCGGCATCCAGGACACCGCGAAGAAGGTGCTCGGCCCGGTAGCGACTTTCATCCGCGAGCAGTGGGCAAAGGTAGTGGCCTGGTGGAAGGACAACCTGCCCATTATGGCGGAGACGGTCCATACCGTCGTCACCGCAATCCAGCAGTTCTGGCATGACCATGGCGAGCGCATCATGGCGATCATTTCCCATGCGTGGGAGATCGTCAAGGACATTATCGGTGGGGCGCTGGACGCGATCCTCGGCGTTCTAAAGCTCACCATGCAGGTGATCAACGGCGACTGGGAGGGAGCATGGAAAACGCTCATCGACACAGCCGGAAACCTGTCTGAGAAGCTGGTGGATGCGGTCAAGCATGTTTTCGAGGGACTCGGCAACACGATCGCGCTCCTGTTTCAGAGCATGTTCGATGCCGACAAGCACCTCCTGCAGGCGACCGCGCGATTGACCGGCCTGGATATTGGTGCGCAGATCGCCGACGGCATTCTCGCCGGGCTGCAGGGCATGCTCCCACAATTCCGCGACTTCCTCCAGGGCCTCCGCAACCAGATCAAGGGATTTCTCCCGCAACCCAGTGGGCCCCATGCGACAACGGCTGCCGGAGAGGGCGGTTTCGATTTCGGAACGAACTACGATGAGCACACCGGCAAGCCGATCTCTGATTTCGGCGGCGGTGACTTTGGCGCACCGGGAAAGAAGACCACCAACCCGAAGACACCAGCCCCAGCGGATAAGAACGCAGACGCGATCGCCGATGCCTTGCGAGAGGCAGCCAACACCAAGATCACCCAGACGATTGGCACAATCCAGGGCGCATTCGATCGACTCAAGGACACGCTGAAGGATATCAGTGATCCGGCGCAGCTTGATGCCACGGTCAAGGAGATGCGTCGCCTCTCTATCCTGATCACCAAGAAGCAGGCGGAGATCGCCAGTAACACCGTCAGCGCGGCGGAAGCGGATCTGAAGCGGGCACAGGCTACCAAGAACGCCGACGATATCGCCTCCGCTAAGGTGGCGCTGATCAAGGCGAAAACGGACGCGGCGGGGGAGATCGGGGGATTGTTTACGGGAGATCCACTGAGCGGATCGATCGGACGCGACGCAAAGAGCCGGACGGACCAGATCGATCAGGCGAAGAAGGATCAATATCAGGAACTCGCCAAGGCCCGAAAAGATGCCGACAAGGAAGCGGAGCGGAGCGCATCCGAAGCCCTGAAGCTCAACCTGGACCGTTTGGAAGAGGAGCGCAAGGCGAACCGTCTCTCAGTCGCGGATTACCAGCAGCAGCTTCGTTTCTTGCTCGCTTCCCAGGTCGCGGGCAGCAAAGAGCAGGAAGAGGTCCAGAAGGCACTTGACGCGACCATTATCGAGGGACGCAAAAAGCGCACAGCTCTCATAGAAGAGCAGGATGCTGCCGAGGCAGCGCACGCCGTCTTCCAGCACGAGCAGGATGCGAAAGATGATCTGAAGGCGGGAGCGAAAGCAGCTCTGGGTGGACGTGACACCCAGGGCATTCTGGCGGATGCTCAGAGCACCTTCAACAAGCGGATCAAATACGAGATCGACCTCCAGTACTGGCAGAACAACGTAGCGCAGGCGAGCGCCATCCTTCAGAACACGCTCTCTCCGGCGATCGATCGCATTTTCAAGGGCGATCTGCAGGGCGGGATCAGATCGCTCTTCCAATCGATCGGTCAGCAGCTCACCCAATTGGTGACCAGGCTCGCCACGATGCGACTCGCAGCGGGTATCGCAAACCGGCTCTTCAAACGCCCCACCGATCCCGAGAGCGAGCAGGAGAAATCGGCACGTCTCGCACAGCAACACATGGACGCGGGCGCGCTCTCTATCAAGGGCGCTGCTGACGCTCTTACCAAAGCAGCAGAGGCGATCGACAAAGCGGCGGGACGCCTGAAGCAGTCCACGGATAACCCGGATAACAAGCCGACGGATACCGCTGCCGGTACCGCTCCGACCGACACCTCCAGCCCGGCGACGACAGCCACCACCGCGATCAACGCCCTGGGCACCGCGTCCTCATTGATGCACCCGGCACCAGGGAGCGCGGCGGCGCAGGCAGCCGGAATTCTCAACGGCCTGAGCGGTCTCGGTCCCCTGATCTCCATGTTGCCTGGTGGGGGAGCATTGGCGGCTCTCCTCGGCGGCGCTGGCAAGGCCGGTGGATTCCTGGGCGGTATCACGAAAATCTTCGGATTCGATAAGGGCGGCCTGCTCCCCGATGTGGCGATGGTCCACCGTGGCGAGATGCTCGTGCAGCCCCGGCCCGGCTCGATGGCTCTACCAGCAGAATTGACCCGGGCGATCACCCAGGGGCGCAGCGGCACCACAAACATCCAGGTACATATCTCCGGCGTCAACGGCCAGGGCATGAGTATCCCGGAGATCGGGCGGGAGGTCGGAAAGCACGTCAACCGACAGATCCAGGTCGCGCGCCGGATGCCTGCAGGAGGATAACATGAACTACCGCCTACGCTTCGGCTCCTATGATCTCCCCACCACGCTGCGCCCTGGCGGCGAGGATCGCACCTATAACGATGGTGCAGTTCCTCGCCTTCGGGAGTCGGGATCTGTCACACGCGACGCACGCCACACAGAGACCGCGCTGCCGGTCGCCGGGGAGATCGCCTACTCGGATCTGTCCAGCTTCCTCACGGCCAGGGACGCGATCGTGGCAGCGTGCGGGCCGAGCAAGCAAGATTTCTGGTTTGGCCGCGACGATCGTTACTATAAAAACGTGCAGCTCGCCTCTGTCTCGGTGTCCTATCCCGAGGAGGGAACTACCTTTGGTGTCTATGCGGTCCTCTCGCTCACTTTCAAGGCGAGCGAGTATCCTGAAGCATTCGGGACGACGGCGGATACTCCCGCTCTGTCGTCCACTGGCGGAACATTCACCGCACCAGGGGACGCCGGAGCGATGGCGCTGCCGACCTGGACGATCACGATCAACGCGGGCGGCTCCGGCCCGTTGACACTAATAAATACGACCACCGGCGAAACCTGCATTGTGAAAAAGCCGGATTCATCGGACTTTAGT